TAATTCACTCTCACTAGCATTAGGATATTTAAGCTTCATAGCATCTAATCTAGATTTTCTGTATTTTTCATTTACAGAATCTCTTGACGCTACCGCATTTTTAAGCTTCGGTTTTTTCGATTTGTATTTTAGTAGGCTTAATAATTGACTTATTTGTTCTTAATTTATCTTGAGCAACCTCCTTTACAATTTTTTTAGGATCAATGTTAACTTTCTTTTTGTCCAGTCCATGCATTCCTTTTGTTCCATCATGAAACTTTAAAGGACTATGATTAACACCGCCTTGCAGTCTTTTAAAAAAATTCTTTTTTAATCCCATAATTAAGCATTTTCAGTTTTATCGTAAGCTTCTTTTTCCCATGGTAAATTTTCAGCTCCTTCGTTCATGTCGTCTCTTGAAAACTTTTTTCCTTCCCAATAAACATTATCTTTATCGTAGCTTAATCTACCGTCTTTTATTTGTTTAATATGTACCATTTCATGGTCTACAACTTCTTGTTGTTGTTTTGGATCTTTAATGTCTTTGTTTACAAGTATACTACCATTATTAGTAGCCATACCTAATGTGCCTTCATCCATATCAACATGTAATATAGGTGTATTGCCTGATTCTTCATTATACGGAGATCCTTTCATCTTAAAACCCATTTTTAATGGAGATGTTCTTTTTGCCTTGGCAGCTTTTAAAGCAGCGTCATTACCGGTTCCAGAACCACTTCTACTACGCATTTTACTCCACTCAGTATTATGCATCATAGAGCTCCAACAGTGTTTTATAGGTGAACTCATATATTGATTTTATTAAAATAAGCCCGCGACAATTAAGCCGCGAGCATATTTAGGTTAGTTAATAGTATTATGCTATTGTTGCAGTTGCAATTGCAAAGTCAGAAAAATACATTTGTACTGGAGTTGCTGCTTCATCAAGTCCTAATTGAACTGTCGATTGCACGCCTCCTGGGTTAGCTGTCATTGCTGCATATACAGCTTTTTGTGGTGACTTAGCTCCGTTAGTAATTACTGGAATACCAGCACTACCATCTTTAGTTGTTGTTACAGTAATACTTATTACTCTAGCTCCGTAAGTTTGCGCAGCAAATAATTCTGCTCCTACTGGACCAGCACTTAAGCTTACAGCACCGTCTAGTACAATTGATAATACTCCTGTTGCAGCAGCATATGCTACGCTTTGAATTTGCTCTACATTGACTAATTCAGTTCCTTGTGTTAAAAGTGCATTTGAGTCAACAATGTTGAATTTTAAAAATTTTGACATTTTGTTTTGTTTTTTGGCCGTTAAGCCTGGTTTGGTTTATTATTATTTTGAGTTTTGTACAGTCCTCTACTGTTTTATTTTTTCATACCACACATAGATGCGATACCTTTCTTTAACATTATTGCTGGTTTACCTAAAGCTTTCAGCATAGGTGCCGGTGCGCCAGATGCGTCGCCTGCATATCCCATATCGCCAGATGCTCCAGCCATTTGGTTAGATCTCATATCTTGTGCTAAAACATTGTGATCCATGTCACCAGCCATTTTAATAGGCATTGTTTTGCCATCAACCTGCATTGTAGTAGCTGAAGGATCTTTTTTTAAAGTCTCTGCTTTAATAAAACCTAAGTTTTTTGCTGCTGGTTCTCATACATTTTAGCTGGATGCTTGTCATAGTCATGAAAAATATTTGATTGATCTCCATGTGAAGAACCTGTACTACCGTGGTAACCTTTGTCTGTTCCTTTGTAGTTTTTATAATCTATATGTTGATCTGATTGATCACCTTTCATTGACCCATGCATTTTAGGTGCGTGATTTCCTGGCCCACACATTTTAGCAGGGTGGTCGTGTTTGTCGTGTTCACTGTTTTCTAAATAGTGTAGTCTAGCCGAAGCTGTCAAGTCTTTGTCGTAAGCTTTTGACGCGTCATATTTTTGCGCGTAATGGTTGTTTCCTGTGTAACCCATGATTGTTTTTTTTTATTGTTTTGGTTTGGTTTTTATTTTAACATTTCCAGCGTTTTCTAGCTGCTTTACCTCTTTCGCCAGTCCAACCCTTTGATCTAGCGCAGAATGATTTTCTTCTTTTAGCAGCCTTACTTCCTGGTTTTACGTCACCTGTTACAGCTGTTTTTAATTTACTTCCTGGATTCTTTTTTCTATATTCCTTAACGCCTTTGCTAGTCATACCAGCACCTTCGTCAGTAGTTCTAAAATTTCTTCCTTTACCCTTAGTAGTTTTTCTTATTTTGCCTTTTTTAGGCAAAGCAGAGTTAAATGGATTGTCTGACTGTATATACATGCTTATTAAGCTTTAACACAGTTGTTAACCATTTTAATTTTCCCTCCTTTAGTTTTTTTACCACTAGGTGATTTCTTTTTACCTTCAGCTTTATAACCTTTCCAGCAAGTTGCTTTTTTAGTTATTGGACTTGTTTTTGCTGAATGTTGAATTTTTCCTATAAACATATTATCCTATTTTTGCTCTTGTAGTTATTGGTATACTAGAGTCACATGTTCTGCAGGGCGCTTTTAGTATTTGCATACCTTTTATACCTGAGCTTGAACCTTCTCCGTGAGCTCTGCCTTCTTGGTTTAATGGCCCGTCCCAAACATGAGATTCACCCACTATACCTACTTTAGTTCCAGGTTTTAATTTCTCCATTGAAGGATCATATTTTCCGTGATTTGACATATTTTTTTATTTATTATTAATTTTTATTTATAGTTTTTATTTAAAAATGTTTCCAATACCTTGTAATGCTCTTCCTATAAAACCTTTGCCTCCAGCTTGATAATTTTCAAAGTTTTTAAGTTTTTTATTAAGTCTATCATATTTTCTTGTTTTACCATCAGCTTTAGCGTCAGCCATTCTAGCTTTAATAGATGGTGCATTTCTTTTGTAAGTACCTAAAAAAGAATTTCTATGTTCTTTGTTTTTTAAATTAGAACCGTCAAAACCTTCTGAAATACCCATTTTACTTTGAAAATCATATTGAGTACTTGGTGGTGTTGTTGGAGTAGATGTTGATGATGGTGTTGTTGTGTTTAATGTGTTTTTAGGATTTGAGTAACTTCCTCCTTTTCCTCCACCCATAGAATTAAGATCTGGAAGACCTGGAAGACCTAAAGACTTATTTACCGCGTTAGTGTCTTTTACATAATTAGTTTTAGCACCTGAAGCAACAAGATTACCTATATTCATAGCGTTTTTATAAGCATCAACAGCACTGTAAGCGCCTTTTGAAGGATTTTTCATAGCTACAGGAGATAATGCAGCTGTTTTTTCTAAATTATTACCATAAAGAGAACCTGCAACTTGTTGTGTTATCGGTTTAAAAGAATTTAATTGACCACTTTCACCTATGTTGGCTGGGTCTATAATACTTGGATCTTGTACGTTGTTCATATCGTTATTTGTTATTTGTGGTTTTCCAGCTGGTCCATATGTTAATAAATCTTGTTGGCTTTGAATTATATCTCTTTCTCTAGCAGCGTTTTGATAAGCCATGCCAGTTCTATCTCTATCGCTAACAACATTTTCACTATATCTTAGTTCATCTGGTAATTGAAAGTTTTTATATCTTCCATCAATATTATTTCCTAAACCATTAGCCCATTCTACTTTTTCAATTGGTTTTTCTGCAACTTCTTGCCCTGTAGCTTTTAAATAAGAATCTCTTTTCCACCATGGTGTTCCATCGTTTATACCACCTGGAGCAAACGCAGCTGCGTCTCTAGCTTCTTTTGCATCAACCTGCGCTTTTAATTGCGGATTTAATTGGTATGGCATACTTGATTTAAAACTCATGTTTATCTGTGTTTATCTTTGTTTACATTATAAATAGCTTTTGTCAGTACTTTATCTGTATAACTATTTCCATTTATTATTTTGTTTCTTCTTCTACTAATAGGTAAATCTTCTTCACCTAACATTATTTTATAAATTTTGTTTATTAATTGTTTAAATTTAAAAGAAACATTATATATATTGTACTTCTGTGTTGTTCTATTTCTATTTCTCCAAACAACTATCCAGCCCTGCTTAAGAAGTCTGTTCCATCGGCGATTATCCCAACTATATGAGTAACTACCAGTTTTAAAATCTTGTTTAGTGAAATACTCTATAGATTCTAAGTATATTAACAATTCTAAATCAGCGTCATTTAAGTTGTTGTTTTTACAAGCCCACTTTCGGATTATACGGTAGTGTTTTAACAGATTAAGATTTTTTAAATCTACTGCATCTAGCTTTCTCATAAAACAACAACTACATCTTGTAATTTAATGACGTGATAGGTTAAATCACCTATTTCTATTTTGTGACCCGCGTGTCTATCAAAGAATATAGTATCTGATTGCTTTAAACCTTCGACCTCATTTCCAATAGATATAATCTTAGCCTTTGTATATCTAATGTCTTCTCTATGTGACTCCGCAAGAATTAAACCACCTTTTGTTTCTGTGGTTACTTGTTTTTCTTTTTCTATTATTAAATTTCTACCTATTGCTTTCATCTATTCTTATGTTATTTATTACACAATCAGTTGAAAGTATTGTAGTAGCTACTGACGCCGCGTTTTTTAAAGCGCTTTTAGTAACTAATAATGGATCAATTATACCATAATCAATCATGTTAACTGTTTTACCAGTAATAACATCTAAGCCTCTTCCTTTTATCTTAGGTATATCAATGTCTATTATACCAGCATTTTCTAATATAGTCTTAAATGGTGCTCTAATTGCCTCTAGCAGTATAGTCTCTCCATCTGACTTAGCTTTTATATTAGAACTAGCGTTTAATAAAGCAATTCCACCACCTGGCACTATACCTTCTTTAATAGCGGCTTTAGTAGCACAAACAGCGTCTTCAACTCTATCCATTTTTTCTTTTAATTCGATATCTGAATTAGCACCGACTTTAACAACTGCAATTTTTGCAGCTAACATGGCTAGTCGCTTTTCTAGTCTTATAGTTTTGTCAGGAATTTTACATACTAACAATTCTTTTTTTATATCTTTTATAATTGTTAAAGACTCTTGATTTATTTCTTTAAGTTGAATTATAGTTTCTGTTTTATCAGTAACAGACTTTAAACATGATCCTAAATGTTCTATTTGAATCATATCCATATCATCGCCTAAATCTTCGTTTATTAACGTAGCACCTGTTAAAAGAGCTAAATCATCAAACATCTCTTTTCTGTTAACACCTAGTGTAGGTGCTTCAATTACATTTACTTTTATATTACCTTTAGTTTTATTCATTGCTAAAGCCGATAAAACTTCTGGACTTAAATCACCTATAACCAGTAAAGGTTTATTGTTTTTTATTACGTACTCTAAAACACTTTGTATTTGTCTAATACTTTCTACTGGAGATTCTATAAGTAAAACAAGTGGATTAGTTAATTCCGCTGTATTTTTAGCTTTATTAGTAACAAAATGAGGACTAGTTAATCCTTTAAAATATTGAGAACCCTCTATTACTTCAAGCTCTGTTTTACCACTTTCTGACTGCTCCATCATTACAACACCTGTATTATCTACAGATCTAAACGCATCGGCTATAATTTTACCTAGTTTATTGTCGTTGTTTGTAGATATAGTTGCTATTTGATCAATCATATCATTTTTAACTGGTAATGATATTGATTCTAAATATTTAATTACTTTATCAGTAGCTTTATTTATACCTTCCTTTATCTCTCTAGAGTTACTAGTGCTTGAAAGCTTATACGCTTCAATTAAAATAGCATGAGCTAATACCGTTGCAGTAGTAGTTCCATCACCAGCTTCTTTTACTGTTTTTCTTGCGGCTTGTTTTAATAAACTACAACCTAAATTTTCTATAGGGTTTTTAAGTATTACACTATCCGCAACTGTTACACCATCTTTTGTTATGGTTGGGTTTCCAAAGGAATCTTCTAGCAAAACACACTTGCCGCTAGCTCCAAGTGTAGAGCTAACAGCTTTTGTGAGTTTTTCTATACCTTTAAATACTTCTTGCTTAGCTTCGTTTCCAAAACTAAGGTTTTTTACTATCATGTCTGACATAATTTGATTTAATTAAATTTGATTTATTTTATTTAAAAGTTTTTACAACCTTAGGTCCATTTGCAAATTCTATTTTTTTAGCATAATGAGCAACTGATGAATCAATAGCTTGTTCTGCTCCTTCTAATGTTTCGCGTCTGGTTACATCAATCCAGTTTTCGCAACATGTATCTTTTTCAGGATTACATTCACATTTTGGATCTTTGTATTCGGTTTGGTAAAAACCATTTGGTAATTGTACAATACGCCAGTTCTTTTTGTCAGCTACATGCTTCCAAAGGTTTAAGGTTTCTTGTGTTATTTGTGGTTGACTATTCCACGAACTAGTCTGGTAAAAAAATGTCATTGGTTTCGGTTTTAAATTAGACATTGGTTATTGCTCTCACCGAGCAGGTATATTTCTATTATCACTTGATTTTAGCAGTTTTTACATTAAAAAGTAGTTGCATTAAATATTCTATATTTTAATTTTATAGATATACTTATTACACCAGTTGGCAAAGCACCATTTGATGCCTTGTGTAATGTAGTTGCTGTGTTGGTTTTATAAGTTCTTGTCTGTAATGGAACATCTCTTGCACAAAACCCATAACTTGGATTTACAGGTGTTCCTTGTGAGGCACTTAATATTTCATTTATTCTTGTTCCAGGTAGTGTAGATATTATAGCGGAGGCATTTGTATTACTTGCTTGTCTTACATCATAAGTTTGAGTACCACTCATAGATCCTGTTGCACTATACTTCACCATCCAATCAGATTCTGTAACTATAATTGCTTTGTTTGTTCCTGGTGCTGCTATTAAAGTTTGGCCTAAAGTTGCGTTTAATTGAGCTCTTGTAAATGTCCATGTTCCTTCTTGTTCACCTCTTACAACATTACCACTTGGATCAACAGCTAAAGTTGCTAATGTATCTTGAGATGGTGCTTGATTGTTTTGATTAGCATTTAAGCTTCCTGTTGTGGCAACTGATGTAGAAGTATATGGATCAAAAGCAATTTTTCCTTCTTTTACAGTAATTTGCTTTGCGCCTTTACTTACAAGACTTACTCCGTTACTGCCATCAAACTCTCCTAAACCTGTGTCTGTATCATTTGTAGAAGTATACCCAACCGTTGAGACTCCTGTTTTAACGTGATAGCTCTTTTCTGAATACAAAGTTCCAGAAGAAAAAGTAAGCGAACTACTTGAGTTTACACTTGAAGTACCGTTCCAAAGAGTTACCCTTCCACTTGAGCCTGTACCTGTTACTGTACCTGTGTTTGTTGTATAACCTGCTCCGTTTGTTAATTGGTTATTGTTTGTTATGCCGTTATTTATAGTAACAGTAGCCCCACTACGTGATGTTGTAATATTAGTACCACCTGCTATATCTACAGTAGTTCCTTGACCAATAGACATTGAACCACCACTGTCAGCAGTTAAATTCCAATTACTCATTGTTCCTGTAGCAGTAGTATAACCTGCTCCGTTTGTAAGTTGATTGTTATTTGTTATGGTGTTAGTAATAGTGAGAGTTCCGCCACTTGAAGTAGAAGTAAGTTCTGTTTGTATTCCTGCACCCTGAGCAAAAGTAACAGTTTCTCCGTTACTTACTGTACTTGTTTCTACACCATTACCTTCTTTTAAAATCCAGGTAGACATTGAACCTCCTGAAGATGTTACATACCCAGCACCATTAGTTAACTGGTTATTGTTAGTAATATAATTTGCATTTGTAGCACCTGTATATCCAAGCGTAGCTAGTGTGGTTGTGGCAGATGTTAGACTTGTAACATGTCCATATGTATCTAGTGTTACGTCTTGTATATATTTATTACCTGAATTATTTACAGAACCTTGACTTGACGTATCTGCGTGTGATAGAGTTCCAGTTGAAGTTATTGTTCCACCCGTAAGTCCACCTCCAGTTGCTACAGATGTTACACCCTGCCCATCATTTGTAGCATTAATAGTTATAGTGTCACCAGATCTAACGGTAGTAATATTAGTACCAGCTGCAATCGTTAATGTGTCATTATTGCTATTAGCAGTAGCTGTACCACCTGAGCTTGCTGTAAAATTCTTATATATGTTTTGTGATGATCCTCTGTCTGTGTTTGTTAAAGTTCCAGTACTTGTTATTGTACCACCAGATAATCCTGTACTTGTTGCTATAGATGTTACACCTGCGCTTGAACTTGTTCCTGCACCTATTAAACTTCTAACCTCTGCTGCTGTAATTCCACTATTTAAACTTGGTGTAGCACCATTACTTAATATAGCTGGAGTACCAGTATCATTGACAACTCCTAAGTTGCTTCTAGCTGCGGACGCGGATGATGCGCCAGTTCCTCCATTAGCAACTGATAAATCCGTACCTGACCAGTTTCCATTATTAATACTAACTGATCCACCTAATGTAATAGTACCTGTAGATGTTATTGTACCTCCGGTTAATGTTAAACCATTTACTGATCCTGACGTGGCTACACTTGTAACACCTGAAACCACTGAGCTCGAAGCTGCTCCTATAAAAGTTCTAATAGCAGAAGCATCACTACAAAAACGTATGTAGTTGTCTGTTGTACTGGTTCTAAATGCTATTGCTCCACCTATAGTACTTTGATTTTGATAATTAGATCTAAATAATCTTGCGTTAATATCAGCAGCTGAATCTCTATAAGCAATAGTACTTGCTGTTGCAGCAGTTGTTGCATTTGAAGTTACTGTAAATGTAGTGTTACCACTTTGATTTGCAGTTGCATCCATAGAACCACTTAAACCAAGACCACTTGTTCTACCGTCTATTTGACCATTTCCAACTGATGGCACTGAAGATGAAGTTATAAATCCAGCGTCATTACTAAATATACTTAATCCTATTTCGTTAGCTGCCTTTCTACGTTCTGCACCAGAGTCCAATACTATAAATTCATCAGTTCCAATCATTGTAGCTGTCATATCAGTAAGTTCTGATAAGTCTAATGTAATTGTGCCTGACGTTGAAAATGAACCGTCTAACCCAGTTCCAGTTGAAACTTGAGTTACAGTTCCTTGAGGGTTACTAAATGATGTAGTATAAGTACCACCATCATTTTGTGTAAGTGTTAATGTTATTGTAGAAGAACCTGAGTCACTAAAGCCAGTGATCATGTTATCATACGCGGAGTTAGATTCTGCTGAACTACCACCTGACCAATTTACCTGACCACCTATTGTTAAAAGGTTTGTTGAGGTATTAAACGTTAACCCTGTATCACTTGTAATATTTGATGCACTATTCCACACTGCAATTCTACCAGATGAACCACTTCCTGTTACGTTACCAACTTGTGTATTATCTATCTTTTGCCAAGCATCTGTAGCTTGATCAGAGAATACAGCCCAATCTCCTACTGCCCAATCTGTGATGCCATCTAAGTTGGTAGATCCAGCTACTGAAACTATGTAGTATTCTCCTACTGTTCCTGATCCACTTGTTAATGTTGGTGAGTTTGTACTTGCATTCCATACTCCATCATATTTTAATACCCCTGTTACAGCTGTATCAATAGCTGTTTGTATCTGTGCACCAGTTGCTAAGTTAGAAGAAGAAGAACTTACTGCACCAGTTTTTGGTGTTAATGTTATTGCTGTTGTTCCGCTAGAAGTTAATGTGTTACTATCTCCAGTTGCAACAGTAACTACTTTACCAGTTGCTCCTGTTGTTACCGCTGTAACCCTTCCATATGCATCTACTGTAATATTATCTATCTTAGTACTGTTAGAAGTAGAACCGTAAGTTCCAGCTCCAACACCACCAGTTGCCATGTTAATAGTAATTGTTTCATTAATACCTTGGTTAGTTGTAAAATTACCACCAGTTGTTAAGTTTGTACCTGCAGCTATAGTTATAGTTGCATTGTTTACTGTAGGTAAAGATGATGATGTTATAAATCCAGAATCATTATTAAATATACTAAGACCTATTTCACCTGCACGTTTTCTTCTTTCAGCACTACTATCTAATACTATGAACTCGTCATTAGTATTCATACCTGCTGTCATGTCTGTAAATTCAGATAAATCTAAACTAAGTGAAGTAGCACCAGCATCTAAGCCGGCACCTAAACTTATTTCAGTTAAATCTAATGTAACAGCAAATGTAGAATTGCCAGATTGATTAGCCGTAAATGAAGCACCACCGTCAAGACCTGTACTTGTGGTCATTGTGAGGGTTCCGTTACCAATTGATGGTATTGAAGATGAGGTTATAAAACCTGCGTCATTATTAAAAATACTTAAGCCTATATCTGTAAACTGAACTTTATTAGTTTCACCTCCACCGCTATCGTCTCCAATAAGAATATAATCGTCACCATCCGCGGATTGTGGGTTTGCTGTTGGAGCATCATTAATTAGACCTGTCGAGCTATAGTCAACAGATATAGTCCCTGTACTTGTTATTGTGCCACCTGTTAGTCCACTACCTGTAGCAACACTTGTTACACCTTGGGCGTCACTATTAGAATTAATAGCCGTAACGTGCCCTGTAGCATCTACTGTTACAGTAGCTCTTGCATATGAACCTGCAGCCACACCTGAATTTGCATGAGCAATAGTTACAGAACCACTTGATCCACCACCTGTTATTGGTGAGGCTGTAGTTACATTTGTAATATCACCTTGAGGTACACCAGCAACAGCATTATCAACGTAAGTCTTGTTTGCTGCATCTGTTCCAGATGAAACTGTGTCTACACCTTGTATTCTACCTGTTCCTTCTAAAGTTATATCACCGCCTGAAACTGTTATATCGCCTGAAAAAGTTGTGTCTTTTGCGAAAGTGAATGCGTTTGCTCCTAAACTTACGTGATCTGTAAACGTACTGCCATCTGAAGCATATTGAAGTCTATAACCACCCGTTTGCACTCTATTTCTCCATCTAGCCGTAACATCTGTTTCATCAAACAATATCGAAGGAACTGTACTTTCTATTTCTATTGCAGTAGCTATAGCTGTTCCTGTTACAGTAACACCACTACTTGTAGTATTAAACTTTAAAATATTGTTTTGATATAATTGTACAGAGCTATCATCATTAATTACAATACCATTTTCACCAGATTTTGCCTGTAAATATATATTTTTACCAGTATCATCATCAACATTGTTTCTTATATACAAATGTCCGGCATTGTTATCTATATAACTATTGGTTGCATTGTGGTATACTTCTAAATCTGATCCTGTACCGTAAATAGCTTTTACATTGTCACTATGCAAAGTATTACCAGTCATAGTTCCACCAGCTAAAGGTAAGTAAGCTCCACCTGTTGCGGGAGCTGCTCCAATATCAGAAAGTACTTCCGCTGCGGTTCTGTATTTAACTACCCCATTACTGTCAGGTACTAAAAACTTACCTGGATTGGTAGTTGCGTTTGATATACTGGATACAGTTAATGTGCCTTTTACATCTTGATCTGCATAATATATTATAGCCATTTATATTTAGTTTATTTATTAATTAAATTAAATTGAATTTTATTATCCCATTCTACTTACTAATACTATAACTCCACCTGAAGGGAAAGTACCAGTACCACTAATAGTAACTTGATTTACTGAATTTCTTTCTACTTCCATGTTTATTGTATCTTTTGTAGTTTCATCATAAATTTGAACCATTACATCAAAACTAGATAAACCGTGTGTTATTGCTCCATAAGAAGTAATTGTACCAGATTTAAAAGTATGCTGTTGCAATAAGTCTTCAACAGTTATTTTTTTGTTACCATCATCATCTGTATAAACTGCTACAAAGTCAGAATCAGTTGTTACAGACGTTATAGTACTAAGACTGTTTATATCTAATCCAACAACTACAGCCCCAGTTGTAGGTGTCACAGACATACCATCTAAATTACCAGACGTAGATGCCGAAACAGATGTAACGCTATTTGTATCTGTAGGTGTAACCCAGCTTCCATCACCACGTAAAAAAGTAGTACCTGAACCTCCACTTGGTACGTGACCAACCTTGGTCGAGCCTGCGTAAGCCATAGATTGTACTTCTACAGCACCTGTTGTTGGTGTTATAACTATAGGTGTTCCTCCTGAAGTACCTGGTGAAATAGCCGAAACAGAATCAACTGGTGTTGAATCAGTAGGTGTTACCCATGTACCATCACCTCTTAAGAATGTAGATGCAGAACCACCTGTAGGAACTATACCTACATTAGTTGCTCCAGAATATATTTTAGATTGTACCCAACCAGTGGCTGATACTGTGAAATGTGCTGAGTTAAAACCAGCAACACCTTTTTCTGTAGCACTATCTGTTGCTCCTGCTCCAGCAATGTTTGCATCTTGTTTTACTACTGTATAAACTGATATGGCTGGACTAGAACTTGCTGTGATATTTTGATTAGCATAAATCATATCACCAACTTCTAATGTTTCAGTGTAAAAAGCCGTACCATCAACAGTTACAACAAAGAAATCCCCAAGATCTAACGCGATGTTTGATGCTCCATCTAAAGAACCGTTGCCAGCTCCTAAATCTACTGTTAATCCAGTATTTGCATCATAACCACCTTTAAACAAACCAACTCCTGCTACTAAACCTTGAACTTGAGATAAGTTAACAGCATCGTTAGCAGCTGTACCATTAGCAAGTCCAGATATTTGATTGTTAGCCATTACGATTTCATCGCTCATGGTTAATATACCACCAATTCCTACAGCGGTGTCAAAAGTAGCAGCGCCACCTACGCCTAAAGTTTGAGCAATAGTGATATCGTCTTGAAAACCTATTTGAATACTTGTTGACGAAGATGATCCAACACTTATGTTATTATCAGCTGCATCGTTTATTGAAACTAAAGAATCTGTACCAGCTGATGCGTCTAAATCAATAGCTACAGAATTTGCAGCTAAAACTCTTGCATCAATAGAGTAAGTTGTATCATCAGCTAAAGCTAATAAATTAGCTACTGTAACTTTTTTAGTTGGATCACCAGTTGCACTATCATCTGCAAAAGCTATAAAATCACTAGTTGTTACAGCTGCTGTGGATAGGTTTGCAATATCTAAAGTAAAAAGAACTGTGCCACCTGTTCCAGAATTGATAGCTTGAGTTTTTATACCTTGTTGAGTTCCACCGTCAAATATTAACGTACCACCGCTATCAACACTTGCTGATCCAGTATCGCCTGAAGCAGTCCAACCAGTGTATGATCCAGCAGGTGCTGCCCAAACGTTGTCACCTCTTAGGAATTTAGTATTATCAGGTGTTCCAGTAGCAGAAAGATCTGCAGTTAATTGAGTATTGTCACCACCACCTTGTTTTGCTAAGTCTATATAAGTACCGTCCAATACAGACACAAGCCCTATATTCCTTACTGTAACATTTCCTGTTGCGCCACTTACACCTATACCAGTACCAGCTGTTATTGCAGAAACACCGGAACCAGTTCCGTCCATTTCAACCCACGCTGTTCCATTATAGAAATACATGATGTTTGTGGTAGTATTGAAATACATTTGCCCTTTTACTTCGTTTCCTGTTGCAGGGGCACTAGTTTCATTATCTACTACCGGTAATAATAATTCATTGTAGTTAAATTCAATATCAGACCCTATAAGTCCAATATTAGCATAATAATTAATTGCCATAGTTTTTTTTGTTAGTTTAGTTTAAGATTGATGACCCTGCTATATTAGTATTAAAGTCAACTGTTATTGTTGTTGCGGTTGTATATTCAACAGCACCATATATTTCTTCGTCGTTTGTATCTATTAAAGTTACTGAAGGTTCTGGTTTACCTGTTGTGTTGTTTATCACCCATTGACTGGATGCTGTAAAATTTTGTTTTAAGTTTACATCGGCTCCTGTTATATTAAAATCTATAACTGTATACTGTGTGCCTTGCTGTGCGATCACGCCATTTCCTCCGATGTATGCTATTTTTGCTATGTAGTAGCTCGATGTGTTTGGATCTACTGCATATGTTTGTAGTTTAAAGTGACCAAACTGGCTTATTTCATCACCTTGGCCTATTAATATATCAGTACCTACTAGATATTGTAAAAACTCTACAACTCTTTGACCGTTTAATTCTTTTACAGAAAATCTTAATTGAGTTAAAGTGTCAAAACCAGTTCCAGATCCTCCACCACCTGTTTTAGAAATAGTACCAATACCTCCGTTTTGTGTATCAGACCACTTAAAAGACATTTGACCACCTATATTAACTTTAGCATTAATGTTTAGGTAGTTTGCTACTGCTGATGCAGTGAATTGCTTTGTTAATCTGTTTTGTGACTCAGTACCTATCCAGGCGTCATTGTCAGTAACAGTTGTATCAAATGGATACGTACTTATTCTAGCCATGTGTTATGAGTATATTCTTATTTCTATTGAAGTTCCAGCTGCCATGCCATCTACGTAGCCGCCGCCGCCTCCGATGTCAATTTGATCAACATTTACAAGAGTAGTGCTAGCTATTGTTCCACCTAAACTGTTATTTCCATTATTTTCAGAGATAAACATAGCTACTTTATTAGCTGTTAGAATAGCACTTGAAGAAGTTAAAGTGTATCGCCCAGTATTTGTATAACCCCATGTAAAAGTTGCTCCTGTAGTATTTTGTAATACTGTAGCTACTGGTGGTGTTGCGCCTGATTGAGTAAGAGCTGCTACATATAATGTATAACCTAAACTGTATGTATTAGCGAAAGCCGCTACACTACTTACCGTGAAGTTTTGTGTTATATTTTCTTCGTTAGTGTTAGGGGTTGCGGTTTTAGTACCTAATAATAGGTCTGAAGCTTTAGGCGTACCAGTTCCATATGCTGTTAAATTTGCCATTTTTTATGTATTTTTAGTTCCTTTGCCGTATCCACCCCTATTTTGAGCTACACTAACAAATCTTTTTTTAGTATGATCATAATCTTTATTTACAAGCCAATTTTCTCCATGTTTTTTAGCAGCTTCACGTCTTTTTACCTGATTCTCTGCTTTTTTCTTTTTTCTTGATGATGTCTTTGCGTAGGCAAGGTCTCTTTTTGCCTTAGCTTTAGCAGCTTTTGGACTTAATTTCTGCGCCATAAATTAAAATTTTCTTATATAATATATACTTACATGTTTTGTTAGTTATTTACCTTGCAAACACTGACAATAGTAGGCTACTATTTATATATAAGTACCTTATGTCAGTATTTTTAAAAAAAGTGTCACATATATGGGGGTATGGTGTTACTACTAGTTTTTGAAAAAGTTTTTTGAAATGTAAAATCGTTTTGTTTTAGCGGGGTTGGCCAATTTCTAGGTTCTAGAGTTGTAAGCTTTAAGCCATTGTTTGATTTTCGTCCAGCCTTTTAGCTTTTTATTGGACACTACTAGTATCTTTGCTCTGTCACTCACGGACTTGCGACTATATACTCGTGATACATATACTAACTTACTCGCACGGACTTGTAATGTTTTCTAAATGATAATAAAACTGTAAGCAATTAAGCTTATACTAAATAAATAACTATGCAAAAACAAGTAAAAGTAAATCAACTAACGACTAAAAGATTTGTCATTCGTAAATCACTAATCGGTAAAAACACAGTAATCACATTCACTAACAAAAACAAAGAAGTGTGCAAGTATAATCATGACTTAGTTTATAATCAACTAAAAGATCGCTTCGAAGCAATGCCGTGCTTCCAAAAGTATAACTCTTATACTAACTCTAATAATCTACCAGTATTTGTTAGATCACTCGATAAGCTAGTATAACAATTCACTGACATTAGGTAGTTACTACTCTTAGTATAACTATCTTTTGTCAGTTTTTTATTACCTCTGAATTTTCTTGCACGGACTTGTAACAAAATACTACTGATAATATTGCTGAGGTTATTATATAACACTGCTCATAGCGAGACAGTGCATTAATCCTCAACACTATTTTTATTAACTAAACAATTTAACACCTTTAAACTATGAAGATTAATCCAGAAACTATGGAGCTTAACACTGTCAAGTTCAAAAACAAAACAACTATTCTATTAAACGGTGTAACTTACAAAGGTTATCCTGTTGGTGAGCTACCTAAACGCTTCGCATTTATATATGATGAAGAGAAAGATAAAGAAGGTATTACAGAATTCTTTAACTACAAAGGTCTTACCTATGTAAAATATGTACCATCACCATTTAATATATAACTATGAGTGTAACTAAAACATTAGATATAATGGCGCAAGAGTGGTTTGGCGAGTTTGGCTTCTCAACTTGTAGTCATGAAGAACGAGATATATTAGTCAATGCTTTGTATAAAGAGCAACAAGATCAAAAATATGATGTCAAGAATACATAAGTTTAAGCAATTAAATGGCAATACTTTTGTTATGAATTTTGGTGATTCAAAAATACTAACAACAGAAATGATAGAGCAAGTGTATGATTGTAAGTTAATCTACACTGACTTGTCAAATAATACTAATGATAATATAAATGTAAAACAAAAAAAGCTATGAGAAACGTAGAAAAAGAAATATGGACTGGCGACAGAGACGTGCAGAACTAGTAGATTTATTCGCTAAAAGAATGTTTATAGAGTATAACATCAAAGAAATGACTACTGAAAGACAAAAGAAAAACGGTACAAGACAATTTGTATTACCTAACGGTGATCAACTAGCGTCTTATAAATCAGGTTATGTCAGAAGATGTAACTCAAGCGATAGAATATATCAACTAAACAAGGTATTTAAACGCGAAGAAAGATGGACAGTCATACAAGATGGTAAGTTAAAATCACTTAAAGCTATGTGTTATGCTAGAGAACTAATAAATGATCCACTTGCAAGACTAATGTATATAGTAGACTTTTGCAAAAGAAATTATAATATGAGAAATATAACAATGTATTCATTATGAGCAAACAAGATAAACTATTTAATTCTTTAATAAAAATAATATTAATCTATATAATACTTATAATATGAATTGGTATGACTATAACAACTGGGACGAGCATTTACCTACAAAATGTGAAGAATGTGGTAATGCTTTAGACACAAATGGATATTGTAACTCACAAGTATGTTTTGAAGTAGATATGATGTAATTACTACACAGACTAATTTAAAATTACTATAGATAATATATGTGTAACAAAAAAATATAATATGTACTGTAAATGTAAACCAAATACTAAAGTACCAGAAGGCAGATTAGCCTTAGGTTATAAGACATGTGTAGATTGTTCAACAACAGAAACATATTCTTATATACCAATAATAAATCATAAGACAGGCAACACAATACAAATTGTAAGCCAGTCACTCTCCGCCAAGGTGCATAGATCGTGGCGGAGAAAGTAACTAGACGAGTAGCTTAATTAGTGTAACATAAGTCAGGGTACATACCGGTAAATGACGTGCAGTTACAACATAAGTGAATCGCTAGTATGCCTAAACCTGAGCACTGGTAGCAAGATAAATTCTACTACAAAGAGGACGGAAGGCTAAATAACTAGGTATGGACACGAGCTGCGAAATCTATCATACATTGATATATAAGCGAGCTGTGATGACTACCGACGGGTATGAGGTTCGATTCCTCACTAGTTACAAAATACCGGTCTAACAGTAAATCGACGCCTTGGCTTCAAGCTTGTATCAGTTGTACAAAGCCAGTCGTAGTGACAACCGGTAACTTATTGCGCTGTAGAGCAGATGGTCAGCTCGCTAGGCTCATAACCTAGAGGTCGGAGGTTCGAATCCTCCTGGCGCACCTAATTTTAAACTATATAAATATGAAACTTAAAGATCTTGTTGAAACACTTAGTGAATACACAGAAAAAGATGTAGTTGTAGAAGTAGAACAACCAAACCCTTTTCAATTAGTAATAACTTTAAATAGATAAACATGTACAGTAATTGTTGTGGTGCAGAACCTAGTTATTTAAGCGACAGCTTGTGTGGTGAATGTCTTGAGCATGCAGAGTTTAATGACTACACGGACGAAACAGATTAACCAATAGATAATATAAATGTAAAAAAAAATATAAATTATGGAAAGATTAACATTATGGCAACGATTAAAACCAAAACACAAAACAGAAATAGCTTTCGAATATCGAGGTAGAAGCTTTGCTCACGATCGTATTAAAATAGAATTACAATCAGAGTTCTTTTTTACTGAAGTTAGATACGGTATAGCTTTCGATATATTGTGTGCTTGTAACAAAGATTTTTTAGGAGATATGTTTAACGATAAAATATTTAAAAATGAAAACTAATAATAAAGTAATAACAAACGAGTTAATTAATGAAAAATTAGAAGCTATAGGCTTTGGTGATGAACAAGCTAGTGATCAAGATCTAGCTAAAGAATCAGTGTTAAAACATTTTAATGTAGAGTTTGTAAATAACTGGAATAATAAGGCAGACTTTTATATATATGAAGAATCAACAGTTGATGGTTATTCAGTTCACGTTGCTACACATGATATGAATAATGTAAACATAAGCGAAAACGTATATTATTATGATAGTGATTTAGGCGATGCGCTTGAAGAATTTATTAAATATTCTAATGGTGATGAAGACTACCCTGAAATTATATATGTAGATGATCTACATCAACAGTATATTGATGATGCTATAAGCCAATTGTTTGAGTATTTATCTGAAAGATTTGAAGAAGATATTATTGATCAATTAGAAAGTGAAGGTTATAAACAACAATAAAAAAAATAGAATTATGAGAAGATTTAATAGACACAGACAAAACCTATGTGTAATACATTGGAACGGAGCAGATTACGTAATGAGTTATACAACTCGTGTAGCTAAAATAGATTACAGTAATAAAACCCTTGATCAACTAGGTTGGTGGAGTGTAACAACTCAAAGACATATTAATTATGCTGCAGACCAACTAGGTCTTACGCTTAATAGAAATGGTCATTAAAAGAAAAATTGACTATGAACGTATAATAGTATGGTTTATATATGTACTAATAGCATCCACATGCATAGTCTTAAAAATAATGGAAATAAATGGAGTAAGATGGATAATATAAAACTAGAAAAAATATTTAAAGAAAATAAAAATGATATTCAAAGATTTATAAACTCAAAAGTTTATGATACGCATTTAGCTAAAGACTTATCACAAGATACTTTTATTAAATTAATAAAAACTTTAAGAAAAGAAAACTATAATGAAGAGGGTAAATTTTTATCTTATGCTTTTGCAGTAGCTCATAACGTTGTTAGAGATTACTACAGAAAAAAGAAACCAGTAATGATTAGATCAGATAACTTTAAAGTTTTTTCTACATTAGAAAGCAAACAATTAAATAAAGAAGAAGAGATAATTAAAAATCAAATAATAGATTTAGTTAAAGATTGTATTGAAGAACTTCCTTCTAATTTAAAAAAAGTTGTTAAGTTAAGAATATATAGTAAATTAACTTTTAGACAAATAGCTGAACAAACTAATTCTAGTACAAATACAGTTTTAGGTAGATTCAGATATGGATTAAATCATTTAAAAAACTCACACAGATTAAAACAAATAACAGATAGATAAATATAATATGACAGAAAAACAAATGAATAAATTAGCAGATCTTATTGTAGATAAGATAATTGCTCAACAACAAATTGCAGATGATCAGTTTAAAGCAGACTTAGAAGATCTAGCTAATTCAAATCCTGATATGATTGTTGGTACTAAATCACAAACCGAATTAGTGTATGAAGAGTTAGATAACTTAAGAGCAGATCTTAAAATAGCGGAAGAAGCAGAGGATTACGCATATGCCTCAGCCTTGTTAATTAAAATAGAAAAATATAAAAAGAAATATAAACTATAACTATGCTATACACACTTGCGTGTGTATGTATATATTAAGATAAAACTATGAATATATTTTATTTAGATTCTGACCCTGTAAAAGCTGCGAAGGTACAATACAATAAGCATGTGGTTAAAATGATCTTAGAATCAGCCCAGATGCTTTGTACTGCGCATCATCATTATGGTTCCGGTGATAATGTTCCTTATAAAAAAGCACATTACAACCACCCATCAACTATATGGTGTAGACAAAACAGTAAACAATACTATTGGTTGTTTCATCATATGTTAGCGTTAGGAGCAGAGTATACTAAAAGATACGGCAAAAAACATATGTCAATAGACAAATGCTTTGGTCCGTTATCTTTTTTACCTCCTAATATACCTACAGATCAAGAATTTACAGAGCCTCCACAGTGTATGCCTGATCAATACAAAGTTCCAGGTTGTAGTATTACAGCTTATTGGAATTATTATGAACAAGAAAAGCACATAGTTGCTGCAAAAGACGAACAATTAATATTTAGACCAGATGAGAAGAAAATTATACAAACATTTAGTTGATACAGACGTTTTCAACACCAGAACAAAAATTAAAAATTTTACAAAATCAAATAAACCAAAAAAAAAGGCTGACAAAAGCCTATTATAATATAATAATAAAAAGCTAATGTCATTATTAGAACGTAATACAAAGTATTTAATAAGCAAGCAAGTAATATGGCGTCAAAACCCATGGAGCGACATACCTACAAAAAATTATGAGTGGGGTTGGTATTATGAAAATGGTACACATCAATGTTATTCTTTATTTGCATCTAAAGCTAAAATAAATACATTTAAATCTTTAAAATGGCACATGTATGTTTTATGGTACTTAAACCCTCAATTAAATCCAAGTGACTTTGAAATGATAGTTAAACATATTTGTGATATCAAAAAAGGTTTTATTACGTTTAAAGTTTCTAACCATATAAGACAAAGCATGATATTAGATGTTAGTTTACAAGACTTAGAAAGACCACCACCAAATAGATTACGTAAAGTAATTTTTAGAGATTTTTGCGGATTAAACAGATCACAAAAAATGTCTATTGTTGGTCAACTTGTAGGAAGATCTAAAAAAATCAATGCTGATGACGTATATCAATGCATGATAGATTTAAATGATCTTGGTGAAAAAATAACGTGGTCTAAGATTTCGAAGTCTTTAGATTGCTCAGAAAGAACAATAATTAGAAATATAAATAATGAACTTAAAAAAGAAAAAATACTACTTAACAAACAATTATGAAAAAATATAATATAAGCAACTACGTAAGGTATAAAGAAGATATAAAAAAATCAATGCCTGTAGAAAAATTTTATGATTACTATACTAGAGATGAAATGGTTATTAAGTTTTTACCATTAGTAGAAAATATGGCTAGAAAATTTGCAACAAGTCAACAAGCATCTGGGGTATTGAGTATACTAGATCTACTTCAAGTTGGAGGTGAGGCATTAACTAAAGCTGTTGATAAACTTGATTGGGAATTATTAGTTGATTCAGAAGATATTGAAAAAACATTAAAATCGTTTTTTTCTAAAAGAATAAAAGGTGCTATTAGAAGACGAATTGATATGATGAGAGGAGATATGAGAATACCAGAGTATAAATTAAACGAAATAAGATCTAACCCAAAAGATAAAAAAATGGTAGCTATGTTTTTTAACTCTATGTTTTTAAGTATAGACGCTAATTTTTCAACAAGTGATGATGAAGAAAACATAATGCATCAGATACAAGATAAGTCTGAACCTTATAATATACAGTTATTAAATTTATATTTAATAGGTTTAATGAAAACACATTTAACTGAAGGTTCTAAAGAATATGATACACTTAGATTAAGCTATGGTTTAGACTGTGAAAAACATACAGCAAAAGAAATAGCAGCTTTATTAAATATAGAAGGTGTTAGTGATTATGTTCGTGTATCTGAAATAAAAAAACAAGCTGTACAGAAATTAATAGACAGCGTTGATCACTCGCAAGTGATTGATTATCTGTAGTTTAAAACAACACGGAATAAAATAAAATCGTAAATGATAATAATAACATGTAATAATAATAATAAGCAATTTAAATAAGAACGAATGAACATAAACGAAAAATTAGCGACAATCCAAACAAAGTTTAAATCGAAAAAAAGTAGATTTAATTCTTTCGGCAAGTACAACTTCAGATCAGCCGAAGACATTCTCGAAGCAACAAAACCCTTTCTATTAGAATTAGGAGTTACAGTAACAATCAACGAAAGACTTGATGAAGTAGTAGGTTTACCTATTATGACATCAACAGCTACCATTACAGATGGTGAGTCTTTAATAGAAGCTACGTCTGTAGTTGGTGTAGACTTAAATCAAAAAGGCATGAACACACCTCAGCAATTTGGCTCAGCATCTTCGTATGCTAAGAAATATGCGTTAGGTAATTTATTCTTAATTGATGACACTGCTGATAGTGACGCAACAAATAATCACGGTAAAGCATCTGTTAAAAAACAACCTAAAAATACTTTAACATCAACTAAAGATCCTGCGTATAAAAAAGCAATAGACTATATTAAGTCAGGTGGCAAAATAGAAACCATCAAAGGTAAATATAATATTTCTAAAGAAATAGAAGATGAATTAGTATTAACAGCAAACACATTATAAATGAAAAACAACAAAGCGGCTTTAAAAAAGCTAGAAGATGATAAACATTACTATGGTGATTTTGGTAAACAATATTTAAGCAATTCAGACATAGGTAAGTTATTAACAAACCCTCTAAGTCTTAGAGACGAGCAAAAACAAATACCAGCTTTTTTAGTTGGTGGTTATTTTCACACAGCTATATTAGAGCCTGATAAACTTAAAAAGTTTAAAATAATAGAGGCGAGTACTAGAAACACTAAAGTATACAAAGAAATATCTGGAGGTGAAATGTGTTTGTTACAGTCAGAAGTAGATCAATTAGAGTTAATGATAGACAAAATGATGAGTAATCAAGCTTGTGTAGATTTAATTAGAGGTATTAATGTAGACTATGAAGTTCCTGGTATAACTGAGCTTGAAGGTCAATTATGGAAGGGTAAAGCAGATATTGTAAACCATGACGAAAAGCTTATTATTGATTTAAAGACAACAGCTGATTTACAGAAATTTAGATATTCAGCTTCTAAATATAATTACGATAGTCAAGCTTACATTTATCAAAAATTATTTGGCTATGAATTAATATTTATAGCTATAGACAAGGCTAATCACCAAATAGGTATATTTGATTGCTCGCCTGAATTTTTAGCTCGAGGAGCTGATAAAGTACAAAGAGCAGTAGAACAATACAAATTATTTTATGAATCAGAGGATTTTGATCCTCAACAATATTTTATTAATCAAACATTATAATTATGGCAAGTATTATTAAAGCAAGTATCAATTTAAATGAAGTACCAAAAGATAAGATAATCATTGGTAAAAAAGGTAAATACCTACCTATAACTATTACATTAAACGACGAGCTAGATCAGTTTGGAAACCAAGGTCCTGTTATTGTAGATCAGTCTAAAGAAGAGCGAGAAGCTAAAACACAAAAGACTTATTTAGGAAATGTAAAAGTGGTATGGACTAATGGTGAAAATGTAGCAGCGGCTCCACGTGATGGTCAACATCAACAAGCTGCGCCTGTTAAAACAGTTGATGATGATTTACCGTTTTAATATGCGGTAACAAAGTAACTATGCTATACACACCTGCGTGTGTATGCATATAATATTAATTCTAATTAAATTAAATGCAGACAACAGAGATCAATGGATTTTTGATTGACGAATTCAATCAACATAAGCTTGAAGAGGGAAAAAAGCAAGGTACATGCCCGCTTTGTTCTCACGATAGAAAACCCAAGAATCAAAAGGCTAAATGTGCGTCTTATGATTGGGAACGGGGTCTCGGTACTTGTCACAACTGTAATACATCATTTCAATTACATACTTATCAGCGTAAAGGCGCTAGTGAAAAAGAATATGTTAGACCAACGCTACAAGTTAATGTTGATCAGCCTGAGTTTTTAAGTGATAAAGTAATTGATTGGTTTAAAACAAGAGGCATAGGAACTCAAACCCTTTTTGATTTAGAGATCAGCGAAGGTGATGAGTATATGCCACAAACCGGTAAGTCCGAGAACACAATAAAGTTCAATTATTTCATGGGCGATCAACTTATTAACGTTAAGTATCGCGATGGTAGAAAGAACTTTAAATTATATAAGGGTGCTGAAAAAGTATTTTATAATATAAATAGTATAGTAGGTTATGACACTTGTGTTATAACAGAAGGTGAAATGGATGTGTTAGCTTTTCACGAAGCTGGTATACCAAATGCTATATCAGTTCCTAACGGAGCTACATTAAATAGCAATAACCTTGATTACTTAGATAATTGTATAGATTACTTTGAAGATAAAGAAAAAATAATATTAGCAGTTGACTCAGATGAAGCAGGTCAAGCATTACAATCAGAATTAGTCCGTAGACTTGGAGCTGAAGTTTGTTACCTAGCGTCATTTGATGATTGTAAAGACGCTAATGAATATCTACAAAAATATGGCAAAGAAAAATTACAAGAGCGTATTACAAAAGCAAGACCAGTACCACTTGAAAACGTTACAACATTTAAAGATATTGAAGACGAGGTCACGGATTTTGTGCGCAATGGTTTTAAGAAAGGATATCAAATTGGCTTGGAAAACTTTGATGATATTTTTTCTACATATACCGGGCAGTTTATTACTGTTACTGGGATACCTAGTAGTGGTAAGTCTGATTTTGTTGACCAGATGGTTGTAGGTTACAATCGTAACTATGGTTGGAAAACAGCATTTGCATCACCAGAGAATGCACCGACCTATTTACACGCTCACAAATTGATGCGTAAAACATGGGAAGGCATGCCAACAGCTGCTGATATACATACTGATAAATGGAATAAAATAGCCGATCATTGCAATGCTAATTACTTTCATATTGATATGGAGCGTTATACATTAGAATCCGTTTTACGTAAAGGAGCTGAATTAGTTAAACGTAAAGGTATTAAATGCTTAGTTATAGATCCATTTAATAAAATAAGAGATGTTGATTCTAAAACAGAAGACATTAATCGTTACACAATGGAGTACTTAACTAAGATTGAAGTTTTTGCTAAAAAGTTTGATGTATTAGTATTTGTAGTTGCTCACCCAACTAAAATGTATAAAGATAAAGATGGTAAAATGGAAGAACCTACTATGTATAACATAAAAGGTGGTGGCGAATGGTATGATGCTAGTTATCACGGTATATTAGTTCACAGAAACTATGAAGAAAAAACCGTTAAAGCAAAAATACTAAAAGTTAAGTTTCAAAACCTAGGAGAAAACGGCGCTGAGTGTCATTTTAAATGGGAACACAAGTCTGGTTGTTTTATTCCTCATGAACCTATATCAAATAATGAACCTATGCCATGGGAGTAAAAAAGAAATCAGTAGGATACCAATTTAATCCTGATGAGTTCAAGGCATATCACTGGTGTATAAACAATGGAATTTATATATCACCGTTTTGTAAAGAAAACTTTACATTTTGGCATATAGACATAGAAATAAATAAAAAAATAAATAGATCACCACAGGTTTTTAATCCAAGAGAACTATGGGAAACAATATTTAAATATTATAAATATTATTATGACAAGTATAACAAAAACAAAATTTAAAAATGCTAATGAGGCTTATGAATATCTTTTAGACGCTGCTATAGTTAAAGGTGTTAAATTTGATGACACTGTTGCTATGTTTAATATAGGTTTTTATATTGAAGATCCTCAAGACAATCACATAACAAATAAACAACGAAAATGGAGCTTAGAATATGCAGAGGCAGAATGGCAATGGTATTTATCTGGTGATCCTAATATTAAAAAGCTTGGTGAATTATATGGTAAAATACCACCTATATGGGAGCGAATGGCTGATAAGTATGGTAATGTTAATTCAAACTATGGTTATCAATGGAAACGTAAAGCTCAGATAGATTATGTTTGCAATAAACTTAAAGAAAACAATAATACTAGACATGCAGCTATAAGTATATATGATGCAAAAGAATACGATAAATATAGTAAAGACACACCGTGTACATATGCTGTTCAATTTACAATCATAAATAAACAATTATGTATGTCTGTTTATATGCGTTCTAATGACATCTGGTACGGTTTCTGTAATGATCAATATCAATTTTCATCATTACAAAAAATGATTGCAGACAGACTGTCTATTGACACAGGTTGGTATTATCACCACGCACATAACATGCATTTGTATAACAATAAACTTTAAAAAATATGTATTATTTATATCACATACCAGGTAAAAAAATAGGAGTTACACGTAATCTTAATACTAGAGTAACCCTTATACAAGGATATAAGGAGAATGAATATGAGGTTCTTGAACAGTCAGAAGATATAGATTATATATCAGACCGTGAAATAGAACTTCAAAAGTCTTACGGCTATAAACAAGATCTTCATAAATATAATAAATTAAAACCAATATTAAATCAAATGAAAATAAACGCAACAGAACAAACATCAACATTTGACTGCCCAGTGAATAAACTAAAAGGACGTCTTATGGATAATATAGGTATAACTTGGGAAACAACACATGGCAAATTCCATATAGGTAGGGATCACATAAATTGGATAATGGCAAATGTAAAAACATCTATGTTTGATAATGAAAGATGCTTTATATATAATAAAGCTTTTTATGAATCTTTTTTTAATCCTGAACACACTCCTTGTTCTGATCCAGAAATATCAAGGTTTAATTTAATAAGAGATTGGGCTAAACAAAGAGGTATAGTAGATAAAGGAAACTCACATACTCAATACGTTAAGTTAATTGAAGAAGCTGGGGAACTAGCAGAGGCTTTATTAAAAAAAGACAGAAAAGAAATATACGATGCTATTGGAGATATGATAGTTGTTTTAACAAATTTAGCAACTTTAGAAGATATGAAAATAGAAGATTGTATTGATTATGCTTATAATGAAATAGCTAAAAGAAAAGGTAAAATGATTAATGGAACTTTTGTAAAAAACACATTATAATGAAAATAAAAACAGAAGATAAAATAGTTCAACAAGTATTAAGAAAAATGGACGAACGTAGTTTAATAGGCCAAAAAAAATATGGTGCAACTATGATGAAAGAAATAGAAGGTAGAGAAAAAGATCTTGATACTTTTTTAATTGACGTACAAGAAGAATTAATGGATGCTTTGTTATATATTGAAGCGGCTAGAAGATGTTTAACTGATGAAATAGAAGAATCTATGATAAATAGAATTAATGTAATCGGTCAAAACGGTAACACAGGAGAACATTATGAAAAAATTTTTTAAAAAGAAAAGCAGCAAAAGAGGTCCTGTAAGAGCAAAAAAAGTATTACATGATGGTATTAATTTTGCTTCTGGATTAGAAAAATATATGTATTGCGCTTTAAAAAAAGCTAAAATAAAAAATAAATATGAAGGTGAAACATTTGTTTTGTTAGCTGGTTTTCATTTTGAAAACGAAGTATATGAAAGATGTTCAAATGGAAAAGGTGATTATAAAAATAGAGGCTGTAAAAGAATATTACCTATAAAATATACACCAGATTTTATTGGAGATGATTTTATAATAGAAACAAAAGGAAGAGCTAATGAGTCTTTTCCAATGAGATGGAAATTATTTAAAAGACTTGTTATGAGTCAATTTCCAAATGTAACATTGTATAAACCACAAAATCAAAAAGAATGCGACGAAACAATAAGCGTAATCCTTTCGAAGAGAAAAGAATAGCAAGAAAAATGTATGCAGAGCGCCAAATTGATAAATGGTGCAAATGGAGTTGGGAGATAAGGGGTAAAATAAAATACAGAGAATTAGTAGAACAACAAGAAAAATATAACTTTAAAATTTATGGATAAAAAAGAAAAAAGAAACTGGTCATTGTCAATAGGTACTTATCCTGGTTTATTAATTGGTGCTAGAACGTATGAAGAACCTGAACAAACAACACACGTATTATACATACCTTTTGTAGACATTGCGTTAGAAATATATAAATAATGGGATTATTTGATGAGCGCATAGCGTACAAACCGTTTGAATATCCTGAATATTACACAGAAGGTTGGTTAAAACAAGCACAAGCATTTTGGTTACACACTGAAATCTCAATGCAAAGCGATATAAAAGATTGGAATGAAAAACTTAACGAAAAAGAAAAACACCTTGTCGGGAACATACTTCTTGGCTTCGCACAAACGGAATGCGCGGTATCAGACTATTGGACCCAGAACGTCGTATCGTGGTTTCCTAAACACGAAATAAGACAAATGGCTATGATGTTTGGATCACAAGAAACTGTGCATGCTGTAGCATATAGTTATTTAAATGAAACACTAAAACTAGAAGATTATGAAGCATTTCTTCACGAACCAGCAACGTCTGCTAGATTTGATAATTTGGTTGCTTATGACGGGAATAATCCTGTGGGTATTGCAAAAAGCTTGGCTGTATTTTCAGCCTTCGCTGAAGGAGTTAGCCTGTATAGTGCTTTTGCAGTTTTGTATAGTTTTCAGCTTCGAAATCTACTTAAGGGTATCGGGCAACAAATGAAATGGTCAGTAAGAGATGAATCATTACATAGTAAAATGGGTTGTAAACTATTTAGAGATATGTGTAAAGAAAACGATCAATTACTACATTTATGCAGAGAAGACATAGTTAATGCCGCTGAAACAATGGTAAAACTTGAAAGTAGTTATATTGACAAAATGTTTGAAGCTGGTGACATTGAGGGTATATCAGCTAATAATTTAAAACAATTTATAAAAAAGAGAGCAAATGAAAAACTTGTGGAACTTGGTTATATCGACCTGGGATCGTATTTCGCTTATGACAAAAAAGCAGCGTCTAATCTTGATTGGTTTTACCATCTTACCGGGGGCATCACTCATACTGATTTTTTTGCTATTAGGCCAACTGATTACTCAAAAGCTAACGAAGGTGAAGACTTTGAAGATATCTGGTAAAATAAATATAACGGAAGAAGATATATATAAAGATCTTAACTATAATGGTATGTATAAATTTGTAAAAAAAAAATAAAATGATTTATATAAAAGATGATTTTTTACCTCACAATTTATTAAACGCTATATTAAAAGATAAAGAAAAATATAAAGAACATAAAACTCCTGGTAAATCTTTTTGGGTAAAAGAACCTAGCTTAATGTTTATTGATTATATAAGTAATAGAATATCAGAAATAGAAGGTTACAAAATAAACAATATACTTTGTTTTTTTAGAGAAGCAAAAAAAGGTCAAGACGATAAATGGAGAATACATAACGATACTATTATTCAAAATCAAAAACCAGAAAGAGCAATAGTTTTATTTTTGTCTGAAGATAGTTATCAAGGTTTAAATGGAACTGCATTTTGGTCACATAATGTTCATGGAGATACATACACAGATGGCTCAGTAGATGATTTTAACGATCTTTTAATTAATGATAGCAATGATATATCTAAATGGAATTTAAAAACAATTATAGGCCATAAAAAAAATAGACTTATTTCTTATCCGTGTAATTATTTTCACAGCAAGTATCCAAATGAGTTTAAAAACAGTAGACAAGTAATGGTAATGTTTTATAATAAAAATAAAAATGAAATCACAAAAACAAAGTAAAATAAATTTAATACAAAAAAAACTTGAAGCTCAAAACAGAGTTTTAGAGCACATTTTAAAAGAGTTAACTAATGTTACAGATTTAGCTATAGGAACTTTAGAAACTTTAAAAATCATGGACAAAAAAGGTTATGAGAAAGCAATTGAAACGATTAAACAGAATATTATTAAAGAATCTAGTAAGACAGAAAAGACTAAGTCCTTGGAAAAGACTAGCGACTAGAGCTGGGTACATGGGTGCTGGTTTTTTAATAGCAGCACAATGGACTTTAGAGCCAAGACTATATATACTTGGTTTTATTTGTGTAATGATACAAACAGCTTCAAGAAAACAATGGAATTTAGTAGCTTTAAATTTAAACGGTTTAATAGCTTGGACAAAACATTTTATAGGATAAAAATATGTGGAATAATGAATGGATTAAAGGAGAAGATTACCCAAAATGGGGAGATACAGAAGTTTATAAAAAAACAATATCTGGTGGATATTTACTACAAGGCGAAACTCCTCGTGATGCTTACTTGCGTGTATCTAAAACTGTTGCTAGAAGATTATACAAACCAGAAATGGCTGAAAAATTTTTTGAATACATCTGGAATGGCTGGCTTTGCCTTGCTAGTCCGGTTCTTAGTAATACTGGTACTGACCGCGGTCTTCCTATATCATGCTTTGGTATTGATGTGGCAGATAGCATACAGGATATAGGACAGAAAAATCTAGAGATGATGCTACTCGCTAAGCATGGCGGTGGAGTTGGTATCGGTATAAATCAAATAAGACCCGCCGGCGCTAAAATAACAGGTAATGGAACAAGTGATGGAGTTGTGCCGTTTTGTAAAATATACGACTCAACTATACTTGCCACTAATCAAGGATCTGTCAGACGAGGAGCAGCATCGGTTAATATTAATATTGATCATGCCGATTTCGAAGAGTGGCTTGAAATACGTGAACCCAAAGGAGACATCAATCGTCAATCGCTCAACTTGCACCAATGTGCTATTGTCGGCGATAAATTTATGCGAAGACTTGAAGCTGGAGATAAACAAGCAAGAAAACGTTGGGGAAAACTTCTTCAAAAACGTAAAGCTACTGGAGAACCTTATATCCTATTTAAAGGGAATACAAATAAAAATAACCCCAAAGCGTACAAAGACAATGGTCTAAAAGTGCACATGACAAACATATGCTCAGAGATTACGTTACACACTGATGAAAACCACAGTTTTGTATGTTGTTTATCATCATTAAATCTAGCAAAATATGAAGAGTGGAAAGGTACAAACCTTATTTACGACAGTATATGGTTCCTTGATGGAGTCATGGAAGAGTTTATACAACGAGCTAAAGGCTTACGAGGCTTTGAAAACGCGGTTAGGTCAGCTACGAAAGGAAGAGCGCTTGGCTTGGGAGTTTTGGGCTGGCACACGTACTTACAAGAAAAAGGTATATCGTTCGAAGGTTTACTTGCTCAGTTTGAAACTAGGAAAATATTTAGTCAAATTAAAATTGAAAGTGAAAGGGCTAGTATGGCACTTGCAGAAACTTATGGAGAACCTTTGTGGTGTTCTGGAACTGGCATGCGTAATACTCATTTACGCGCTGTGGCTCCCACTGTTTCTAATAGCAAGCTTAGTGGCAATGTTTCGCCGGGTATAGAGCCTTGGGCTGCAAATGTATTTACAGAGCAGACAGCTAAAGGAACCTTTATACGTAAGAACCCTACTTTATTAAAACTATTAAGAAAACTTAAAATAAATAACAATGAAACGTGGGATAAGATCATGGCTGACGGTGGTAGTGTGCAAAATATTATTGAGCTTGATGATGTTGTGTTGGCACACGAAACACCCGCAAAGGAGGTATTTAAAACTTTTAAGGAGATTAATCAATTAGAATTAGTTAATCAAGCTGGACTAAGACAGCAATATGTAGATCAGTCGGTTAGTTTAAACTTAGCTTTTCCTAGTGTAGCAACACCAAAGTGGATTAATAAAGTTCATTTTGATGCTTGGAAAAAAGGTATTAAAACGTTGTATTACACTAGAACAGAATCTGTTTTAAGAGGTGATATTGCACAGCAAGCAATGAGTGAAGATTGTTTAGCTTGTGATGGTTAAAAAGTTATAACTATTAGTTATTGTAATAAAAAAAGGGCTCTCGTAATGAGGGCCCTTCTTTTTTAGGAACTTTAGGTATGGTACGCCTATTTTATTTTGTTCCTTGTTTTTATCTAAGAAAATTGTCAATTTCTTTTACAATACCTTTTTTGCCAATATTTTTAGCTAGAAATTTACCCATATTATAAAGACTTTTAGCTCCTCCTCCTAGTATTAATCCTAAACTACCTGAGCTTCCTAATCTTTGCTCCATCATCTCTTTAGGAATATCTTTTAATAAACCTTGCTTATGTTGTTCTTCCGGTGTAATAGGAACACTTTCGTTATTCATTCTATTTCTAGTTAATTCAATTTCAGCTAATCTTTCATTTGTGCTGTTATCAGATACAAGATTAGATACTTTGTTTAAAATACCATTGCTTTCATCAACCGGGCCTGTTCTTCTTGTTATTAATTCTTCGTCTTCCATTTTTTTAAAGTTTTGATTTATATTTTCCGTCTGGAAGATATTTTATTATTTTATCTATTGTTTTATTTTTACTATTATCCATATTTGAGTTTCCAAAAGCGCCAACTACTGAACCTGCAAAATTATTAGTTAAATCTTCAACGCCTTCTAAAAAAGTATCTTTAACACTAGATTTGCCTTTTTTTACAGATGAATAACCAGCTTTAGCTTCGTGAGCAGCGCCTAAAACATTTGCCCCAAAAGCAGCTAAACCTCTACCCATTATAGAATTACCTAAGCCAAATGGAAGTTTATTTCTTAAACTTTCAGTAGTGTATTGAGCAGTTGTAACATGTCTAGGCGCATCGTTATTATCGTTAGCGCCATCGTATCTATTTTTTATGTTAGTTACTGCTTTTTTCTTAGGGTTACCTAATTCATACGCTAATTTAGACTCTATAGTGCCTGGCGAATTTTTAATCTTTTTAAGTAATTTATAAGGATCTGGCATAATTATTTTTTTGTTTTTCTACCTGCTCTAGCTTTTCCTTTTATAGCATCTGGTATATCACCAATTTGATCTCCAACTTCTTTTATAGCTTTAGCAACATCTTGAAGTTCTTTTGCAGTAAGTTTGTATCTTTTTTTAATTTCTTTTACAGTAGCTATAGCTTTTTCATCTATATTAGTTTTGCTCCAAAGTAAATTCCATACGTCAATCCAATATTGTTTAGTTAATTTCCACATATTATTTATTTTTTTTTAATTTAATCCATTTGTCTATAGTATAACCTATTGTTACTAATAATAATAATACTTTTAATCCCATTTCTATATTAGTAAATGTTGTTACTCCTAATGTTGATGCGTTTATAATGTAAAGTTTTATTTGTTGAATATCCATTTTTTTATATTGAGGCGTTAGTTATATTACAGTATTCTTTATTGGCATCAAAGCAAGGGCAAGATTTCGATGAAAACTCGTTGTGTCCATGTATTGTAGCATTTGGATGCAGTTTTATTAATGTTTTAAGCAATAGTAATAAGCTTTCTTTTTGTTCAGATGTTCTAGTATCTTTAGCTATCCATTTTCCATTAGAACCACGTTCTGATTCAACGCCTCCAATATAACAAATTCCTATTGATCCTTTATTGTGGTTTTTAACATGAGCTCCTTGTTCATATATATTTCTACCATACTCAATTGTACCGTCTAATAATACAACATAGTGATAACCTATACCTTTCCAGCCTCTTTTTAAATGCCACCGGTTTATTTCAGCTGCATCTAAATTTCTGCCTTCTTGTGTAGCAGAGCAATGTACTATTATTTTGTTTATTTCTCTCATTTTAAAATTCTATTTTATCAAACTTTAATGAATCACCAAAATTTATTGTGTCAAAATTAAGGCCATCACTAGATTTTTTGTTATTGCCATCTTCTATACCTAAGTTCCATTTACTATAACCAGCTAGCATAGCTAGTCTTTGCCAAGTTTCGTATTGAGTATTCATAGCGTCTTTTAGGTTTTCTGATTTTATATATAATCTATCTAAAGGTAAATTTATAGCCGCCGAGGTAATAGATGCTCCTGCTTGAAGATAATATTTGTTATCTAAACTCCAACCTAAATATTCTGCCTCTTGTTTATTGTATTGAATAGATTCCCAGCCTTTCATTAATTTTCTTGCTTTTATACCAACCGGAGGTGAAACGTTTAAAGCTTCAACAAGTAGTTTTCCACTTTTATATCTACCTTTAGGATCAGCGTTTAATTCTATAGCTTTAGATACAACATTTTTAACTGCTGCAACAAATGCTCCTTTTAAACCAGAACCTCTAAGAAGAGTATCCATAGCTCCATTTACAGCTCTATACTTACCTGTATCATATTTTCCTTTCTCATCTGCATACTCATCATCATCTAGCCACATTCCAAACAACGCATTTTGTAAAAAGTTAAACACCATGTTTTGCAAAGCAGCATAATAAGTTATTTTAGCTATATTATTTCTCCAGTCACCTCTTCCTTTTGCTAAATCAACAACTGAATTTTTTATTATTCTTCCATATTGAAGCGGCGTGTTTTGAAAAGCCAAAATTAATCTACCTTGTATTGAGGCTTGAGTTTGAGATATTTTAGAAGGATCAGCAGATTGTTGACTTATTTCAGCTGCTTCGTAAAATTCTCTCATTGCTTGTGATTCAGCAGCGTCAATTTCTACACCTTGTTTAACTAAAGATTTTATTCTATTTCTATAAAAACTAGAACCACCAAGTGCTATTGCAAAACTATCAGCAAATCTAGTAGGCATAAAACCTTTCTTTAAAACCCAAGCTATAGCAGCTTTTGTTTTACCTGCAAATGTTTTGTTTCTAGGATCATTAACAACATCAATAAGTTCTGCTTCTTGAATATCACTAAGCATTCCTTCTCTTCTATTTGACAAGTAAGCTGATTTCCAAAGGGTAGTAAAATCACTCCAAAACTGTTTTTGATTAATAAAAGTTTTAGCAGCTGCAAACACATTGTTATCTGTAGTATTTATAAAGTTAGTTGCAGAGATTGTTTGTAATAAAGCAGATCTCATATTAAAGAACATTGTAACACCAACAGATCCATTTAACCAATTAACAAAAGCGCTCTGTTCTTTTGGTTTGTTTTTACCAGTTTGCATTCTTTTTGTAATATCTTTAAGAGCTGTAACAAAATCCGCACCTAAAGCAGCTTCTAGTTTATATAAGTTTTCTTTATCAAATATTAATTCCTTGTTTTGAATCCATCTTGATAAAAACTTTTCTCTATTAGAAAAATTAAGTATATCTTGTATATCACTTAATACATTTCCTGAACTCCAACCTTTACTTGGTTCTATCCAGTTATTTTTCATTTTAGATATTTTTTCAAGATCTAGCGCGAAGCTTTTTAGTTTTGAGTTTTTTCTAATTATGTTACTTAAAAACATTATATCTTTACTATCTAAACCTGGTATTTCAATTCTATTTCTTTTCCAAAGATAAACTCTTAAAGCAGTGTCTAATGAAAAACCACTGTACCCAGAATCTTCTGCTAATAGTTTTTTTATTCCTTTGTTTTTCTTTAATAGGTTTTTAAAATCTCTATGTGCAACATTTTTAGCTTCAACCATATTCAACATACCCTCAGAATAAGGTTTTATTAAGTTATCGTTTAACCATTTTAATTGTTTTTCTCCTTTTTTACCTTTACCAGAGGCTATCATATACATAAGACCTAAAAAATCTGAATCACCAGGTGGAAGCCACACGTTATTACCCCCAACAAGTTTACCTAAAATTCTACCTCTTTCTTCAGAAAAAACCTCGTCTACATTTATATTGTAGTTTTCTTCAATTATTTCATTTAACCCTTTTGAAAGGTTATTACTGTATTCGTTTCTTTCGTTATTTAAACTAAATTTAATATCACCTGTTTCTATAACATTTCTAGACATTTTACCTTTCCAATTAGCGTTGTTTTTAAAGTAAAAATCATTATAACCTTGAGATATTTTATCTATTAAATAATAAGAAATAGCTTTGTCATTCATGTTACCTAAATCAGGAACATTAAATTTAATAGCTTTTTTATTAAACTTTATAGTTTTTCTAGTTGCATCATCTATAGTTTCAGCCATAAACAATTGATCATTAACATCAGCTGTAGAAGATAAGTAATCAGATCCTTTAGCGTTATTCAAAGAGCCGTTATCTAAAGTAAATCTTTCTCTAAATTCTTTGTTAGAGTTTCTTTTTATATCTTTTATAGACTGCTTAAACTGCTTGTTTGTTAAAGTAAATTCATCAAAAACAATTCCTTGTTCATTTGCTTCATTAACTTCGTAATTAAATCTTGATCTAAACATGTTAGCTAATCTTCCATACAATCTAGTTCTAGACTTAGCTTCAGAATCAAAAGTTATATTTTTTATATTAAACTTATTTACAGCTTCTAATAATCCATTAGCTACAATACTCATTACTTTAAAAGAATCACCAGTTCCTGATATTTCTGTTGATGGTATTGTTCCTGTAATAGTTTCTCCAAACCTATCAAAAGTTACATCTTTCATTAACGCAAATTGAAACTCATAATTGTCTTTTCCTTTAGGCATTAAGTTAAGTAAATAAGTTTTACCGTTAACAACAAAAGAAGCGTTATACATTTGATCTGAGTTTGGATCTCCAGGTATCATACTACTATCAGACCATTTTAAATCTGCTTTAGTATTTAAACTAAATTTAACACTAGGTGATTTACCTCTAGCTAAGTTGTTTAAAACTTTGTTTCTTATATTTGTGTTTTTAAGATCTCGGTATAAATCAACATTTCTTTTAGATAATTGTTCTAAAAAAGCATCATCTCTTATTGCGTTTCTAGCTTCTTGCAAAACAAGAACATCTCCAAACAATTCCATCAAAGCTGTTCTTCTGTCAAAATAAGCAGTAGCCCATAGTGTTTTACCTGTTCTACCTTGCTCCACAGGGTCAAAGCTATTTAATAGTTTTTGCTTATTGTTTTTAGCTAGCTTGTCTATTATTCTAGTGGCTTCATCTAAACCAAAATAGTTTTGTAAAAAACTAGCAACATTTAAGTTTTTAATTTTTCTAGGTTTTCCCTGATTATCAGAATCTTTAAGTCTTGGTGGTAATTTTTTTATTGCGTAAGTAGACTCACCTGTTACTGGATCAATAGGATTGTTTATAACATCAAATATTAATTTCCAATTATCAAACATAAAACTTTCTAATGAAGAAGAATTTTTAAAAGTCATTCTTCTTGTTAGTGTTTGTGATAATATAGCTAATTTTTCTTTAAAGTTTTTAAAGTCTAGATTTTCAATGTTACGAGAGTTTAATATTTCTCTTTTAACTTCAGCTACTATAATTTTAGCAGGACTAACTAACTCAGAATAAGCTTCATATGTTTTAACCATTCCGCCAGACCCTAGACTGTATGTTTTAAAAGACTTTAATTCTTTTAATTCTTTAGCTTCAGCGTTTGTTAAGCTTTGCTTGTTTTCTAGTTCTAAACCTCTTTTTAAATCTCTTTTTTGTCTTTCTAGTTCAGCTCTTTCTTTAGGGTCAGAAACCGTTGCTAGTCTTCTGTTAACAGCTATACCAGGGTCATTTGCATCTAGAGCAAAATCACCACCAACTGGTATACCTTGTATCTCTATAGGTTTTCCATCTACATCTGTAAAGCCAAAATTAGGATCTTTAAGCAGTTCAATTAATTGATCTTGATCTTTTTCATAAGATTGTTTTTCCTGCTCTAAAACATCATTATCTACGTCTAAAATAGATGCTGTTATTCTGTCATCTATATCAGTTGTGTATTTTTGTGAAGTAACGCTACCTGTTTTAAGCGCTGCTTTCATTTTATTTCTAAGTTGAGAATTTATCCAACCATTTAAATTGTCATTTTGAGTTATAAGTTCTCCTTTTTTGTTTTTATAACCTTTTTCGTCTAATTTATTTAAAGTGTTGTTTATTTCATTAGAACTTAAGTTATCATCTTGTAACTCTTTTCTTTTGTTTTCTCTAAGATTTAAAAATTCTTTATTAAAATTTCTTATATGAGGTAATAAAGCTATTTGAGTTTCTTGCAACATGTCTTCAGCACTGTAATCAGGTAGAGATCCGTATAATGTTTGAGCTTTAGAAAGTATTGGTGTTTCATATTGCTCTAATATTTCATAGAAAACTATATCATCAGGTGCTATGTTTGCCCATTTGTTTTTATTATATTTAGAGTTTATAGTATTTTTAAACTCATCAGCATTAGACCTAGAAGTTGTTTTTAATGCAAATTTTTCATCAAAAGTATAATTATCTTGACTAACAGGTTCTTTAACCGGCTTTGGTTTTGAAACTTTCTTTTCATCAAGAAGTTCATTAGTTTCTTTTTTTAAAGCTTTTTTATCTACTTTAGCACCTTTTGTTCCTAATTTTTTAAATGCCTTATTTTTATCTAAAGACATAACTCTATTGTTCATAGATTTATTGTAGTCTTTTATAAAATTATAAACATCTCTACCTGAACCAAATTTAACATCTCTAACACCTAGAAATTGTAAAACCTGTCTAAATACATCTGCTAATTTAGTAAAAACATCTTCATTATATGTAACAGCGCCAACATCTATAGCTTCAGAATAAAGAGTTAAAACTTCTTCCCACTGTTTACCTAGTTCTGTTGATACTTTATTATTATATTCGGACTTTGTTATTGTTCCAGCTTTTAAATCTGCTTCAATTCCAGCAATACTATTTTTATAATAATTTATATAACCAGTAAAGTCTTTTAAAAACTTAGCAGGCAAAGCGGTTAATTTAGAATCATTAGCAGAAAGTCTTTCTTGTATTTTAAGTATTTCACCTAATAAAGATTTACCTAATAATATAGCGGCTTCAGGATCATTTTTTATTGTCTCATAAATTAAGCCATGTAAAAACTCGTGTTGTTTAACCCCTATTCTTCCACCTTTAGCGGCTTTGTCATTGTTTATTAAAACAATTTTTTTACCATCAAAATCTATTATACTTCCGTATTGTTGTGAAGTAAAATCTGCTTTTTCAGGAGTGTAGTTTAATTCGTTTATTAAAAAATCTTTAGCTTCTTGAACAGAGTTAACTTCTTTCCATTCAGTATTAGTTATAATACCTTTTTTTATCGCAGCAGTTATTATTCCTGATTTTCTAGCAGTTAAGTCATTATAATATACTCTTTGTATTTTCTCATCTAAAGCTTTTATTCTTTCGTCTGTAGCTGCATTAAAAGATTTGTCCTCTGTTTTACGTTGATTTCTTAGTTTACCAACTTCGTTAAGATCACCTAGTATTTCTTCAGCAGCTTGAGCGCTTATGTCGGTAGGCATTCTATTTATGTTGTTATTAAAAGCCTCTATTTCTTGTAAAACCTGATCTGCTTCTTCTTGAGTATATATACCCTGATTAACTTGATCTGCTAATATTTTTTTAACTTTCTTTTTCTTATAAGATAACAAACTTAAGTTGTTAAATCTATCTACAGCACCCATACCTAGTAATTGCCTAGCTGATTTTTTAGCACCTTTTACAGCTACCCCAGCGCCAGGCATTATTGCACCAGCAAAAAACGAAAGCACAGTAGTGTCTATAAAATCTTGCATAGACATAGTATCTTTCATTATTTTTTTACCAGCGGATTCATTTACTTGTTTATTAACAACAAATGTTTCACCTGACTGCTGTATGTTTTCTTGAAAAACTTCTTTAATACCTTCACCACTTAAATTAAAAAGAGTTTTAGCGCCTGACGCTAACTTTTGCCCAAAGCTTCTAAAACCACCTTTAACGTATGCTTCTAAAGATTCTTTTATGTATTCGTTTTTTATTTTACCAAAAATAGCATCCGTTGCTTTTGTTTGAGGCGATATAGGAGCTGTTAAAGCATATAATATACCTGTTTGTATAGAAGCTATAGAAGCTAATTGACTAGCCTCTTGATCATTTATACCAGCTTGTCTAGCTTGCTTTAATGTTTCTTCATATCCTCTAGAAAAACCTAAAGTACTTTGACCTATTATAGCATCAGCCATATTTTTTTTAATAGGCACTGATTTTAAAAAACTTCTTGTTTTTCCTAAAACACCTAATCCTTTAGTAAAACCACCAACTGCCCTTATACCATTACCCATTCCTCTTGTTAAGGCTATTTGAAAAAACAAATCACCTATAACGTTAGCACCAGCGTCAAAAGCACCTAGTACACTAAAAGAAGATACTTTTCTATTTCCTTTTCTAGCTTTAGTTCTTATATTATCTTGTTGTTCTTGTGTTAAAAAAGGAGTTGCATTTAATTTATTAGTTGTGTCTATTATTTGGTTATTAGAATCTATAACATATTCAATGTTAGTTTCGGGATCTAAATATCCATAACCTATAGCACTGACGTATCTACCAAAAGTATTGTATTTAGTACCAACAACACCTATTTCTTCTAGAGCTAATTCCGTTCTTATACTTTCTGAAACACCTTCAAAAAAGTCACCAGGCAATAAACCATATGCACTTGCGCTAAAACTTTCTATAGCGCCACTCAGCCCGTTCCAACCTTCACCTGCTAGATTTAATAAAAATTTACCAGCACCAATATTACCGCCATCTTCCAGTAGTTTTTGATACTCTATTTGGTTTTTTTCGTCTTGTTCTTCTAGTTTTACAGATATTAATGGAAATTCTTGTTTTATTAAGTTTTCATAATCTTGTAATAAAACATTTTCATTGGAAATATTAAACTTTTTATTTATAGTCTTTGGATCAATACCAGTTTGTTTTTCATACATCAACTGTTGTTGCTTTATATCTCTCTGAAGTTGATCGTTAACATATAAGTTTAAGTACTGTAGTTTTTTTGCTTCAAGAGCTAGTTCTGGTTTATAATAATTACCATAATTTCTCTTATCCATGTCTAACTCTAGAAATCTTTTTAAATCTTTATCATAACCTTTAGCTTGTAAAAAACCTCCAAAATCTCTAGTGTTTATATTTCTACTTGAAAGAGCATCATTGTCGTACATTTCATCAACAAAAGAAGTTCCTTGACCTAGCATTTCAGCTAGTTCTGGAGAATACATTTTCATTCCTTCGTTTACCTGCTCGTTTTCAGCAACATATGAGTCTTCATATATATAAGGTTGATTTAATTTTCTTAAATCAATGTAACTGTCTATCTCGCTATCACTTTTAGACTGAAAAGCACTTATTTTTCTTCTAGCTCTGTTTTTTTCATCATCACTTACTAGTTGCAATACCGATATAGCTTCAGGACTTTCTTTATAACCAGCTATAATTAAATCATCTTCAGTTATAAAATTATTATCTACAGCTGCCTGTATGTTGTCATCATCAAAAAAAGGTTGAGAAGTCACGCTGTCTCCATATCTTTCAGTAGGTAATAAATCTTTTTCATTATACTTACCAAACTGATTCTGTAAAGCGCCTCTAATATTGCTACTTTGTTGTGTTATACTTTCTGGTAAACCATATAGATCTTCTTGACTACCTGTTGGTGAGTCCAAAGAAATAGTTTCCGAAACTAATTCCGTATCTTCTTGAGGTGCGAACATGTTGTTCTGAGGCGTTGCATTTGCACCCGCTGCATTGCCCCCAGCTTTTTTTGTAGCTCCAGGATTATTTGATAACCACATTACTATTTGATTTTCAGGATATCCAGTAAGATCTACTTCTTCTCCGCTTGGTAAGATATATATTTCCATGTTTTATTATTTAATTGCTTTATCCATTCGCTCAGCATATTCAACTAAAGTTTCGTCTGTTCTTTTAGGATTTGCACTCATCCAATCTACTTGTCTAGCTCTTTTGAATAACACTGTTTCATTTTGAATAGCTTTTCTTTCACTTGCTGTGGTATTATCTAAAGCAAACTTAAGTCTTTCTTCAGCGCTGTCAAAATCATAATCACCTGCAAACACTGGTTTGTTACTTATTATTTTATATAAACCTTTTCTAGGAACTAATTTATCAAACGCACTTTGAGCACTTTCACCTTCATTTTCATAATGCTCTCTATTTGTTGGTGATCCTTCAAAATCAGCATAAGGTGTATTTAACCAAACGTCAAAAGTTTGATCTTTTGTCATATATCTATCACTTGGTCCTGTAATTTTCATTAAATTATCAAGAGTTACATCAGTGTTACTTTGATTGCTATCTCCAGCACCTAATACAATATTGTTATAATATGTGGTTCTATAACCTATATTTGGAGTTTTAGGTGTAGTTACTTTAGGTTGAATTATAGATCTACCACTAGAAATATAATATCTACCTTGCTCGTCTACTTCTAAACCAGAAACTCTAGCTTTTAGTATTTGATCAAACAACACTTGCTCAAACTGTTCGTCTGTAGGTTGAACATTTTGATATTCATTTTCTATACCCTCATTTAATTGTTTTAAATCTATATTCCAAGCATTAGCTGCTTGTTGAACGTTTCCATTAACACCTTGAACTTTAGATTTTAATATACTAAGCATGTCGTTTCTGACAGCATCAACATCTAGGTATCTTCTAATTTCTTCTGTTCTTCTAGAACCACCTGTACTAGTATTAATTCTGTCTTTATATATTTCTTCTCCAGTCCAATATTTGTCAGCAAACTGCCCATTTGCTTTTATTATACCTAGCCCATCATTATTAGGCGTTCTGTCTGCCGGCTTCATTCTTTCTAAACTTTCATCAACTATTTGAGGTACATTAGATACAAATTCAAATTCTTTTCCTTCTGCTGTTTGAGCGTTCCAAGCTCTAGCACTAATATATTTTTCTCTGTAATCGCCTTCAATTAATTCACCGTTTTCTGTTCTAGTAGGTTCGTTTCCAGAAACCTTAATCATTATATCATTTTTTTCTTCATCATAAACCATTTCAAAATCCGCCTCATAAACGCTACCTATTGCATTAACAAAAAATTGATTATTAGCTATTTCTTCTGGTGTACTTCCAATAATAGTTATATCTTTACCTATTTTAGCAGCGTTTTCTCTCCAATATTTTCCGGTTGCAGCAAAGTTTGCTGTTGCTGTTTTAGTTAAGTTTAATAAATCGTAGTAATCAGTTATAGCCTTTTGCGCAGATACTCTTGCTTCCTCGTCACCAAATTGAGTTTTTAAATAAATCTGAGCATCTGTAGCAACTCCTATTCTATCATTTAAAGTTTTCATTAACTCATCTTGAATAGCGCTTGTTCTAGGAGCTGTAGCAAGTTTATTCATTTGCTCTAAATTCCAAATATCAGCATTAGATTGAGCACGTTGCATGCTCTCTATAATTCTACGTTGTTCGTTTTCTTTTTTTTCCTGAGCTCTTCTTGCTTCCTGCTCGTTTATTTGTGCTCTTTGAGATGCTGCAGCATTGTTGTTTGCTATCTGCTTAGTAAATGCACTAGCGTATGTATCTCCTGTTATTCTTTGTGGATTTTCGTATGCTCCAGCCATAATTTATTTTTTTAGGTTGTCATTATTTCATGAAGAGTCCAGGAAGTGAACCTATCATATTTTGTGCAGCGCCAAATTTAGCTCCTTGCGCTTGACCATAAGCAGCTTCCGCAGATCTTTGATCAGCAGTTGCATTGTCTAACATACCTGCAGCTCTGTTTAATTTTTGATTTTCTCTATTGTCTCTAGCGCCAAACATAAACTGTTTACCCATTACATCTGCATTTTGTAACCTCTGTTGTTCAGACATTACTAACTGTTGTAGTTTTTCATCACCTTGTGCGACTAATCTTTGGTTAGAGGCTTCTTGCATTTCAAGACTTGCTGATATTTGTTTTTTACTAGCTAAAGCAGCTTGAGCTAATGCCGTAGCTCCACCTGCGCTCGCACCTGTTGCTCTTAATGTATCTAAAGTATTAGATAAACCAATTTCAGCTTGCTCTGCTTGAAACTCAGCAGCTTGTGTAGCCACCCCTAAATTTGCATAAGGATTACTAAGATTTCCACTAAGATCCTTAACGTTGGCATACGGATTTATTATAGGTTGTCTAGAATCTTCTAAAGCCCTTAACTCGTCTTCAAGACGTTTTTTCTCTGCTCTTGCTCTGTTTCTTTCACCTTTTGCTGATTTTTCTGCTTGATTAGCGCCTACCATTCCTAAGCCAGCTGATACTACACCGCCGACTGCTGCTGCTACTGCTGCCATATTATTATTTTTAAATTATTCTTTTTATCATTTCGTGTGATGGAGTTTTGTCAATTGTCCACCCTAATTTTTTATGTATTTTTAACAAGCTATTGCTTCTGCTTATTGACATTATACATTTTTTACCAGCGTCTTTAACCATTTTTTCTACAGTTTCTATTAAAAACTTAACAGCAAAGGGTCTTGCTCTTTTATTTCCTTTTGGATCTGATATAACCCAATCAAACCAGCACATACCAGAGTTACTCCAATATATAAAACCAGCTACTATAGGTTTACCTTCATGTTCAATCATTACTCCACCAGTACCGTTGTCTGGTAGTATGTCTTTACTAACCACAGGCCAACCCCAACCAAGCCACCATTTTTCTAACATGTTGTAATCTTGTTCTAGCAAAGTTCTTGCTTTTAATTTCATTTAATTTTATTTAATATGATGATTCTTTAAATTCTGTAGATATTGCAAACAATTCATTGTTTCCATTATCTTTAGTATTTGTTGCTGTAAATTTAACCTCAGCAGTGTATCCTTTTATTCCAGATATAGAAGCGCCATAAACAACTTCACCAGAACTATCTGCGCTTGTGTTAACTAAATTAGCAAAGTATTTATCTTCTTTCTTTTTAAATTCATTACTAAACAATGAGTTTTCAAGATCAGCTAGTGTTAAAGGCATTGTATATGCGTTTATAAATCTAGCAGTGTCTCCAGAGTCTGTAGATATAGAGGTCATTGCCCAGTTTATACCTCCCTCATAATTTATAGTTTTAAAACTTTTAATAGCAGATGGCTGTTTGTTAAATATACTAGTAACAGTTGAATCATATGTATTACCATAAAAAGTTGCTCTAAGCACCGATTCATTATAATGTATATATATCCCACCAGAATTAGTAGAATAAAAATTACTTTGAAGGCTTATTAAGTTATAAGGAACATAACTATATCTACTAGTCCAACCTTGAGTTTGTTCATCAAAACTAAGTGTCTCAGGTGTAACGCTTAATGTCTTATCTTTTAAAGAAATAGTATAACACTTGTTGTGAATATCCCAACCACCAATAGCTAAAGGATCAGGTAGTGTATTAAATTTATCTCTAAAAAAATCATACATACCATAGCTTGATATTTCTGTTATACCATCTTGAGACAGTCTTAAAACAGCTCCTTGATTAGCATCAGTAAAATATTTTCTATATCCATATACAGCAAAGCTTTCAGGATTTTTGCTTATACCCCACTCCCCAGCGTAAGGAACTATAGCGCCTATAACAACATTTGATGTTGTCTGCATAGGTACTCCTTCTTGAGTATAAACAGCATCTTTATCTATTAAAGCTCTATTTACTTTGTTTTCTTGAAATATTATTAAATTAGTATCTTCAGCGTAAAGCTTTTGTATAGTACCTTTTGTTGGATCTACAGATCTTGTTATGTCTTCACCTGAAGGAAACTGATTAGACTGATTTACGCCAGTTCTAGAGTTTAATATACCTGAATATATAATAGAGTTTCCTAAAGACTGCTGAGAACTATCATCAGATCTTAAAAATGCTCTAGGAGATAAACCCGTTTGCACGTTGTTATAACCACCTCTTATTCTAGCTTCTTCTACAAACCAATTGTAAGAAGCTGAAATAGGTCCTTGAACTAATTTCTTAAGAACGTATGTGTTATAGTATTTTACCGGGGTTACAATTGCCATATTATATTATAATTACTTATTTTTTATATTAATTACCTATGTAGTTACTGGAACAGGTGTTATAGTTGGGTTTATACTAGGATCATTAGATCCGCTAGGCTCATACCAAGGAGGTGATATAGGACCTTCATAAACAATACCAAAAGAGTTAGCTAATATAGTTGCGTTTCCAGCTGACTGTGGCGATGTACTAGCTATAATAGCGGCATATACATTATTTGCATATGATCCACCTTGAGTTGTTAGTTTTACACCACCACCAATCATAGCAGATCCAGAGCAATCAGGTAATCCATAATTACTAGCTTTTCCACCAGGTCTCATACCAGCAGTCACAGCGTCATCAAAATCAGTTTGAGAAACTCCAGCAGAACTAGCTGTAAAAGGAGATAACATCGCAAATTGGTTTAGTGTACTTGAATTACCTTGAGTACCATTTGAGATCACAACTGATTGAACAGCTCCATCAAGATTCAACCCATAAGAAGCACCTGTATCATCTGTAAAAGTCGTGGATCCATCTCCATATACACCTCTTACGTTTATAGCTTGAGCTTGACCTGTTTGTTGTGATGCACTACCTATTGTAACTTGTACGTATAAATATACTGTGTTTGATGTCCAGTTTTGTATTTGGCCAGTCCATCTTGGCGCTCCACCTTGTGATGGGTTTTGAAGCGTATTATTTGAAACATCACTTCCATTACCATTAGTAACTCTTCCTGTTGCATCAATTCCACTTAAGTATGGCGTAGCAATAACTTGACCAAAAAATAAAGACGCACCAACATTATAACTTATTGTTGCTGAAGTATTAGTAAGTCCTAAAGTGTCTGTTAGTCTTAAGTTTATAAGATAACCTTTATTAGCAGTGTTCATTGGCCCATTTGATTGACCACCAGTACTATTTAAAGCGCCTTTTAAAACAAAAGTTAACCAATCTGTATTTGGTATAACAAGTTGTTGTGTTACCGATTTTTGGGTACCAGCTGCCACCTGTATGTAATCACTTATTAATTCACCATTATCAGGAATTACTGTTGTTCCTGCTGTTGTTAAATCTGTTATTGTTATTTTATCTACTTCCCATGCGTTTCCATTTGGTGGGGTTAATTCAAAAGTAGATCCAGTTAAACTAGTTGTATCACCTAAACTATATGCTTTTGCAGAGCCGTTTCTACCTTTGTTAGACTGTTGAGTTGTGCTTGTTGATGTGCTAGGTTGAACAATGTCTACATCATAGTTAACAACTGTTGCATTGACATTTATTCTATCTATAACAGGAGCTACATTTTCTAAATCTATTTCTAAAGTTTGAGTAGATGTTATTCCATCTTCTTGAACAAATGTTAAATTAAATTGATATTTACCTCTCCAGTCTACAAAGAAACCAACCTCAGCTGATGAACCAGCATAAAACCTATCTGCTGTAACTATTCTAAAACTACCAACTGAAGATCCAGCTTCAATATTAAATTTTGAATTTTGTAAAACAGTTGTATCTAAGGTTCCAGTATCTGGTAATTGATCAAAATAATTATAAACAGTGTATGAAGATAAACTAGCAGTAACAACATTAACACCACCAGCTGTTGGAAAAAAGTCGGTTGTTATTATTGTACCTACTTGAGCTGATTCAGGAAAATTAGAAGTAAAACTAGATATTCCTGTTATGTTAGTATTTTCATTAACTAAAGATTCATTTAAATCAGACACTAACTCCGAAGTAGAAGACTCGTAAAATATTTCTAAAGGAGAAACATAAGGTGCGGTTTCATAAACAGCTAAATACATGTCTTCTGGATATGGAAAGTTTCCATTACCAAGAACAGGTAATGTGTATTGATCTTCTGTTAGTCCTATTGCTTTTTGTGTTGATACTTGAAACAACACAGGTTTAGTATTGTAATTGTAAATAGCTTCTGGATTTACATCTCCTGGCTGAGGAGTAGAAGTCGCGATTAAACCAGGGAATAAATCACTTACAGTACCCACTAAATCAACTTGGTCAGCCGAGGGCACAGGATCAAACTGTCTATTACCCGTTTTATAAACGCCAGAAGCATCTTCTATAGTATTAATATTTGTTACTCTACCAAATAAAGAAACATCACTAGTGAATTGATTCTGCAGAGGTCCTACATCTTCTAAGTTTCTAGGTATTTTATTTATATTATCTGTTATAAGCGTAGAATAAGCTGTGTCTCCCTGTTCTTTTGTTTCACCTTTAATTGGATATCCATTTATTATTCCCGGTAGATATACATTATAGTAGTCTTGTTGCTGTTGTTTAGTAGCAAACTTATAACCATAAAAACCATTTACATTTATATCATAAGTTACAAATGTTTTTTCTTGACCAAATATACTAGGCTCGGGTCTGGTATTAGGTGTATCGTCAAATAAATAATTAGTAGCAACTTCTTCTTGTGTAAAAAACTCTACTGCTCTAACTCCTCCTGAATCACTTATTGGCGTTACGCTTGTTATCTCTGTATAGTCTATGTATAAACCTCTTAATTTTTTTCCAACAGCATAATAAGTGGCATATTCTGTTGGCCACGTTGGAAACAAAGGTCTATTTGTGCTAGAAGCAGTTCCTGTCGTATACTTGTATAAATTTGCAGCTGTATATAAAACTTCAAATTTAACAGTACTATTTAAAGTAACACCTGAATTAAAACTTAATGTAACTCCATTTGACAAGTTTGAAGAAAGGTTAAATGTTACAATTCCTGTTGAAGAATCATAAGAAGTTACAGTTGTTCCAGTGGCTATACCTGTTCCTGTAACTGTAGAACCTATAGATGGCTCATCAGAAGAAGGTGTTAAGTTTATAATACTGTAACTTGTACTTGGATTACCAGTTACATTTGTAGTTTCTCCTGTTAGTGTTGGATAAAAATCTACATCAGTGTATTGACCGTCTTGAGAAATAGTATATGAACTAGGGCTTTGTAACACCCAACCATTTCCATTATCTATAAGAACATTAAAAGTATTAGCTGCATTAGTTGCGTCGGCATATAATATTATTGTATCAAAATTAACTTGTGCTAAAGTTGCAATAATACACTGTGTTCCTATGCTATTAAAATAAGGATATAATGCACTAGGCGCACTTCCTGTTTTAATATCAACTGTATAATAATTTCCTTTTGCATAAGCACCTGGATAACCAGCAACGCCATTAGCGTTTACGTCTTCAGGTATTTGTTGTAAATAATATAAAGCTAAATTATCACCTTTCCAAGGTTGAACATCATTACTGAAACTAGCTGCTTTATAATCATAAAAATAATTAGAACCAGGCTGAGGATCTCCATTAGCGTCTAATAATCCATCATAGTTAGATAGTATTATATCTGTTTGTCTACCATATTTATCTGCTAATATAACACCAACTTGATAGTTTCTGTTTTGTTTTACGGAATGTTGAGGATATTCAACAAATTGTTGTGCGCTTTTTTCAGTAACATCTACGTAGTAATCTAAACCAACAGGTGCACTATAACCTTCTAAGTAATTAGAATACATTATTCTATTGCCTGATGTTTCTTGAGCTAATGCTCTAACAGGTACTTTATCATAAACTCTTACTGATTGAGAAGCAGGTAGCGTTCTAATAGCATGCCTAGATTCGTAAGAATATTGATATATATTTGTATATTTTAAATTAGTTATAAAATTAGCATCAACTTTTATAGTTTCTATAACTTGATAAGCCTGCATATCAGACTGTTTAAATATTATATCTAAAGATTTTATTTTATATTTATTAATTATATCTACACAAGGTAATTCTATATTCAACACAGCATTGTTTATAGAGTTTTGCATAAACTCTACAACAGTAGTTATAAACGCTAGATTTTCATCATCATTAACAAATTGACCATCTTGGTATGGTATAAAAACATCTTGACTAAAAGGTGAAACAACAGAATACTCGTTGTCATCAAATTTAAATCTATATGCAAACTTGACAAATTTATCTTTAATATAATCAGGATCACCTGTCCAACCAGTATAACCAGCATCTTTTATAACTCTTACAGAGTAACCATCTATTGTATTTCCATTTGTTTCAACGGTAACATTGTTGCCAGAAGGTGGAACTCTAAAATACGAATTGCTACTAGTGTCAGATGCCCAAAACCTAGCTTCAGTTGTTAAGTTTGTAAAACCTAAAGCTGTACTAATAGTTGAATTTCTATATCCACCTGGTAATGCGCTAAATCCATTTAAATCATTTCCAGGGTTATCCCATAAAAATTGACTTTTATATGGTGAAGATAAAGTACCAGCAATACCAATTATTTGACTATATTCAGTAGCTGTTGGTATTCTATGACCAATTGGTGCTAAACCCCTAGCGTCAAGAACAGCCCATTTATTATATAATAAACCATACGTAACTCCATTACCATTGTAGTTAGCGTAGTAACACCATCTACCTTCTTGATTTGTATCAGCATCAGCCCAAGCTGTTTGTGATGTAGCCTCTGGTATAGCGTCACCGTTCTTATATCTTTTTACAGCTAGATTAGAACTACTTATAGAATATATACCTAATTCAACCACAGCTGGATCAGCCGCATCAGACATTGTAGAGGGTAATAACACATCTATAAAAGGTGGCGCTTGCTCTGAAGCGTTAGCCCTTAAATTTAAAAATTCAGGTGGATTAAGCGGAGCATATTTAGCAACAGATATTTGATCTTCGTTAAAATAATAACCCAGCGGTTGGTCTACATTTATTTTTCTTGGTTGATTTCTATTATCAGTAAAGAATAATTGGTTTTCAATTAAACTAATACCTTCCATTCTACTTCCAGAGCAAAAATTTAAAAAACTACCTGATACTAAAACGTTGTTAGTGTTTGTTCTAGTTTGAAGAAAACCAATAGTACAAGTTGCGGTTAAAGGAGCTTTTATAGCGCAGTTAGTATGGTTTGTTCTAAAATAATAAAGTCTATTATTAGACTCATCAGCATAGGTTCCTATAATACTAAAACCAGTTGTTTCTCCAACAGCTGTAATATTATTACCTAATATAGATTCAACAGCGCCAACATCACTAGATTCTGATCTAGAAACAGCTATGTTTAAAGCGTCTCTATACTCGTTATTTGGAATTAATCTTTCATCTAAGTCTTTATTCATTTTAGACTTAATGAAATTATTTTTAGCTTCTGCCATTTGTTAATTTTTTATTTTTTCCAATTACCTTTTCTAGCAAATTCAATCATTTTATTTCTAGCATTTTTACCTTTAAAACTATAAACTTCTTTTCTTTCAACAGCTTGATCGTAAGTTTGGTTAGACCAACCACCACTTTCATCTCTATATATAGATGCCCAAGCGCTGTTTTTATTGTCATCAGCCATTAAATGACTAGATGGTTTATGGTTTTTAAATTGAGGCTTGTCATGAAATTTATAATTACCTTGTTCACCTGTAGTATAAATAGTGTTTCCTCCTCTAGACTTTCTAGCGTGGGCTTTTGGAAATAATTTAGGAAAATTATGATGATGCATTATTTTAGTGTTTAATCCATTTAGATTTACCTCTCATTACTTGTGATATTTCATCAAGTTTTATATTTGACAACCTTATTTTAGTATTTCTTAATTTAGATATTTTATCTTTTCTTAATCTTTGTACTACATATTCTGGTTGATTTATTCTAGTAGATATTAAAGAATATAGTATAGAAGCATACATAGCTTCTTCTGCCATTTTAGGAACTCTACTATCTAGATCATAAGCTAATCCATCTGAAATATATTCAAAAACAATTAATCTACCAGCTAAATTGCTTGAAAAAGAAAGTTTGTTTTCTCTTTCGTTTATATTAAACCAACCATTTCCCTGCGCTGTTTGTGGATCAAGACCATATAGTCTTCCATATCCAAAGCCAAAAAGACCTTCCCAGCCATAACCATATTCGGACTGATCAGCTGAATTAGGTATAGCGTTACCATCTAAATCTGTTAAAAGTCTAGAACTAGCAGTGTGCCATCTTTCTTGAGTTATAGAAGTTCCTTCTAAATCATTTCCAAAATTATCCTGTGTTGGAATACCCTCTGAATCTTGAGCTTGTGTATAATAAGGACTTATAGTTAAGTTATTTGTTGGGTAAATAATATGTTTAACACCTAAAGCATCAATCCAAGAGCATCTTACATAATTAACATAATCTTGAGGTATAACTAACGTTAAAGAATCTGGTATAGTTAGTTCAGCTGATTTAATGCTCTTTAAGGTATCATAACTAAATTCTTGCATAGCTCTTTTTGCAAAAAATATAATATCACTTCTTTTTGTATTAGGTAGTAATTTGTCTTGACCAACATATCCAACTGAAAAATTGTTTATAATATCATTTAGTTTTATATATTGATAACTACCGTAATTATCTTCTACGGTTTGACCATAAGCTTTTTCAGCTTCTGTTTGACCATATTTACCACCGGTTAATATAGTTAACTGCACAACAATATATGCATTGTTGCCTGGGTCAGCTGTTAATGTTATTGTCTTATTGTTATTACTAAGAACAATTTCTGTAATCCATTCAGACCACGAACCAGCCATGCCGCTAGCACTAGTATATACCTTAAAATTATTTAAAGCATAATCAGGACTTGTAGGATTCCAACTTGTAGCACTACCTAAAAACAGTGGTGTGTCAAAGTCTGTTATAAATTGTTGACCACCCACTCCTACAGCAGCCCCTCTAAAACCTTGAGATCCAGCATAGTATTGCTGGTTATTCTCAGTTATTAGTCCATTATTTTGTGGTTGTATAGCCATGTTATGTTAGTTTCTTTCGTTTTGTTTTTCTTGTTGTATTTCAGCTGATGCAGCTTGAATAATCATTGGATCCTTAATAACAACACCCGCATAAAGTAATATTTGAAGTATAACATTTGATTGTTCTGTTATGTTTAATTCAAAGTCAACAGATGTATTTGGATCCCAAACATAAGAAAAGCTAGGTCCTGTTGCTGTAAAATTCCATACAACGTCAGCAGGTTTTCTTACATATGTAGCTTGAATGTTTCCATTTATTGTTTGAGGATATATTATTATTTGATTATTATTAAATATATAAACAGGAAAATAATCACTAGGTTTTGTTATTGTAGATAAATTAAGTAAAGCTAATTCATTTCTTTGAACAGGCTCAACAGCTTTATCATCTTTATATAAAACAGTACCTAGTTTATAAAAGTTCTGTGGATATAAAGTAATTCTTATAGTACTACCTGTGGCGATTGCGCCAGCAGTTAGTTGTAATGCTCCACCAGTTATAGTAAAGTTAGTGTAAGGTAAACCAGCCGCACCTGTTGGTGTTTCTAGTGTAACAACTACAGTACTGTCTTCTACTTGAGCTTGTGTTATTGTTGTTAGTGTATATGATGTTGCATTTAAAACTGTTGCGAAAACTTGTGTTCCGCTTGCCGCACCTGAAGAAGATGGTGGGCTAAAAAAAGCTGGATTACTACCAACTGGTGCTGTATAGGCGCACGTACCTATTTCTTTAAAAGCGTCTAATTTTTCTTGCACGCTTTTATATCTATCAGCGTATTCGCTATCATTTTGTGGCACACGCATTTGTTGATTTATTGTTTCAAAATAACCATCAACAATTTCTAATTGAACTTGAGTTGCTAATTTGTTAAACTCGTTTGGAGTTAAATAGCCTCTTTGTTCTTTGTTAATTATTAACAAGACTGTTTTATAGACTTGATCTACGTTTATTGCCATTTTTTATTTTTATTATAATATTGGGCCCGAGTAAACGAGCCCTATATTAGTATTACATGTTATTTAAACTTTTTCTCGATAGATTTAAATATTTCTACACCTTCGTCTGTTTTGAAGAAAGCAGCCATAGCTGAATAAGGATTTTCATCAAAAGGAACAGTCATTAGTTTCTTTTTATTACTAGCCCACGTAAAAAATCTTTGATCTGGAGATAAACTAATTATACCAGCCTCTGAAGCTTTTATAGCAAAGTTTCTTAATTGTACATTTTCATCATTAACTAGCTCTATAAAGAGTTGTGGATTTGATCTAGCAAATATTAACAAATCTCTTTTAAGTTCTTAGAACCCATCGTAGATACCTTAGATCCAATTTCAACCCTTAGTATAGCCTCTGCCTGATCTATATCTATATCTTTAGCGTAAGTCATTGCAGCTACTTGTAATTCAAGTAAACCTAATTCGTCAGTTGCTTCTTGTACAGCGTTAAACTCGTCATAAGACTTTAATCTTGAAGGGTGATATAATGATAATAGTTTTTGTAAATTTTGTTTTTCTTTTGGAACAAATAAAACACCGTCTTGAAAGACAATGTGACCCAATGTTACCTCACCTTTTTGATCTTCTACAAAAGGAGAATCTTGGTTTGTTGCGTATCTTAATTCTTTTTGTTTACCTGATTCTTCATCAAAATAAAGAAGCGAGTGCTTTCTTGTGTGTTTAGAAGGAATTGTAAACGTTAATGGTTCCATGTTATTTCTTAGAGTATATCTTCTATCTCTAATTTCCCAATTACTTGATGTTTCTTTTTTCATAATATAATATAATTAAATAATTTATAAAAGTAATAATTACCCCCGTTAATATAACGAGGGTAAGAATTACATTAATTTTGGATTTTTATAATCCTTTGAACAATACAAAGTTGTTAGCAGCTTGTACAACTAAACATCTTTCAGATAGGAAGTTAACTTCCATAGCATCAAGATCAGATGTAAATGCACCACCAGCAGAACCAGTTAACCAAGACTTCATACGTCTGTCATCTCCTTGAGATGCTCTGTAACGCACGTGTAAGAATGGTCTTCTAATGTTTGTTCCTAAGATTTGATCATAAACTGTAGAAGTTCCAGCAGGAATTAATACACCTTCAATAGAAGAAGGTCCTACCATAGCACCTCTTGTAGAAGCATCATTTAGGTATTTCCAATCAGTCTTATAAAAGTCGTAAGATCCTCTACGGAATCCGCTAAACCCTAAGTTTAAAGCCATTTCTTCAGAATTTTCAAATAGTCCAAAAGCAGTACCTCCAGCGTATCCACCAGAAATAGAAGCTAACATATCATCAAAATCCAAAGCTGTTTGTCTTTGTAAGAATAACATGTTTTCTTCAATTGCTCCTTGAGTATCTAAATTTTTCAAAATAGCATCAAATGCATCAATTCCAGCAGCAGCAGTAAATCCTGTTTGCACATTACCTCTTGCAGTAACAGCAGCAAAAAGACCTTGCGTACCATTTGCAGCAGCAATTGCTCCAGATCCAGCAGCAGCGATCTCACCTTCTACTAATGACATTTCTAAGTAATCTTCGAAACGTAATCTAGTTTCAGACTCAGCTTTTAAATACCATAAGTATCCAGAAGTTCCGTCTTCAGTAGCAACTTCAACCCAACCGATTTGTGCCATATCAGATCCATTTACAACGTATTTGTTTCTGATAATGATAGGTGAGTTAGAAAATTGAGTAAATTGTGGGTCAACACTGATATAACCAGTTGGTTGAGTAGCAGCATTAAAGTTTGGAGTACTAGATCCTTTTGCATATTCAGAACCGTATACAAATACTTTAACTTGACCTACTAATCCAGCAGCAGCAATTGTAGCAGCCGTGTAAGGTAAAGCAGTAATTGATCCGACACCAGCAGCGCCTGGAGTAGAAGCACTAACGTAGCACTTTACTTCAGCTCCAAAGTCGTCCATTACCACAACAGTAGCTCCAACTGATATAACATTTGTTACGCTAGCAGGAGTTCCTATCCAGTTAATAACATTAGCACCAGCTAAAGTAAGATTGTCATAAGCAATGTGTAATCTATTTTGTTCAGACCAAATTACTTGATCAGAAGTCATTGGCATTTCAGCGCCAACCATTCTTAAAAAGCCAGATAACGTTCTGTTTCCATAACGCTCTACTTCTTGTTCGTATACTTCAGGTAGATATTGTTGTGCAAAATCTACGAAGTTAGCACCTGCAGCATCGTTCCATTGTAGGTAGTTGCTGTTTAATACTTCCTGTGCTTGAGATGGGACTAAATTCCCAAATTGAGGTTGTAAACTCATAATTTTTAAATTGTTTTAGTTAAATTTTTTTGTTTTAATTTTTAGTTTTGAAGAATCAGCACCACTTATTGCTTTAATTTTCATACCATTAACAAAAACACTTCCACTGTTATTACCACCTTCTTTTCTTGTTTCTGTAGTAATATTTTTAGACTTAGCTACAACGTCTTTAACAGCGTCTGCTTTGCCTTGTTCATAAAAGTGTTGAGCTATAGTATCTGCATTTCTAGCAGCATACATGGCTTTGTGATAACCTTTTGGATCTTTTAAACTACCGTCATCTGCTAAGAACTTCGTAACAAAATTTGTTAAGTCTAATTGATTTTCAACTACTTCGTTAGGGTTTTTAACACCGTATCTAAAGCTTTTTTCTCCTAAATTAAAATCGAAACCTTCGAATTCTTTATTAAAAGTATCTTTAGTTATGCGCTCAAACTCTTCACGTTGTTTAAGTCTCACTTTTTCATCTTCATTATATCGGTTAAAAAAATCTACAGCTTTTTGTTGGTCTGGAGTAGAAGATGATTTCAACTTGATTTCATCATAATATTTATCTTTAAGACCATTTAAAAAAGTTTTAGCTTTTCCAACTTCTTCTTTATACGCAAGTTTCTTTTTTCTAATCTCGCGTTCTTCGTCCACTTGTTCGTCATATTTAAAATTATCTTCTAAAAGAAAATTAACTTCATCATACTCTAAATGTGGACGTGTATTTTTATAATATTCTCTAAGTAAAGTGGCATTATCAACATTTGAATAGTCAGCGTTTAACCTAACATAATCTTCAATAGTTGAACCAGGTACTTCTTGCATGAAGGAAACTAGCTTCTCAATGTTTTCAGGTAGTTTTTTACCTAACACTTCTTGATCTCTAATAGCTTCTTTTACCTCTGTTTTTACTTTTTTTATTTCTTCTTCGGATCTTGGTATTTCTTTAATAACATTTTCAGTGGCCCCTTTGTCTCCTTGTCCCACATCTTGCAGTTCCACCTTGGATCCCTCTTCGCGTAACACGCTTTCCTCTGAGCTTTGCTTTTGAATGGCATCTTCTTTGTTTTTTTGTGTTAAATCTACTTTAATAGGTTCTTCTTTTTTAATTGCAGCAAGATCCATTTTAATAGTTTCTTCTGGTACAATTAATTTTTTAGGCACTTTCTTTTTAACTTTAAAGTCACCTTCCTGTTTAACAGGTTTTTTTACTTCTGTTTCTTTTGACATAATATAATATAATTAAAAATTTATAATTCTTTATCTAGGATCAAACTGTTCTAATCCAAACCCTCCCAGTCCATCAAATCCTGCTGATTCAAAACTTTGAGGTAAAGTGTTGTTTTGTCTTTGGTTTATTAACTCAGACTCTTGTGTTCCTTGTTTTTCTATTCGATTATCTTTTCTATCTTCTATTTCTTGTTCTTTTTGTGTTTCTGCTTGTGCTTTTATTTGAGCTAATTTCATATTATAGCTAAATTCTTCAGCCATAAGCTCTTTTTTAACTTTAGCCTCTTGAAGCATTTTATTTATTTCAAACTGTATTTTTGCTTGCTCAATTTGTATTGTTGTTTCAGCTAAAGCCTGTTGCTTTTGCATTTCAGCTTCTATAGCTTGTTGAGCTGCTTGTGAGTTTGCCTGCGCTTGAGCCTGTATGTTCGCTTGTTGATTAGCCTGATCTCTCGCAGCTTTCTTTTTACGACTTTGTTTTAATAAAGCGTTTGCTAATTTTATATTTTTAACTTGACGAATATCAATAGCATCATCTAAATCAATACCACCAGATGCTAATGCGGTTTGAATATTTTGCTCTAATTGAGCTTTCATTTCATCGTCTGGTTCTAATTCTAAATATATACCAAAGTCTTGTAATGTTTTTTCCTGTAATTCCTCTAAAGTACCAGTGTTATAAGATGATATAGAGTCTATTAATGCAGCTCTAGTTAAAGGATAATCTAAGGCATCTGCTATTCTCAACGCTATGTTTTCGCATGTTCTTAATGTTAGGTATAAACCACCTTGCATTACATGTCTTAACGCTGTATTTGAGTTTGCAGCTGCCATTTTTTGTAAACCAACTAAAGCATGTGCGTCAGGAGTACTAGCGTCAGTAGCTTCGTTTAACCCGGTTACATCTCTAATCATTTGTAAGTAATACTGATAAGTTTGTATTAAAGATCCTATTTTAGCATTACCAGAAGAAGTTTGAAGTTCTTGAATAGGAACTTTACCTCTATTTAAATCACCATCTTGTGTCATGGATCTACCTACTATACTACCAGTTTGAAAATACATGTTAAGTGCTTCCTGCGCATTATAGTTTGTGCCATTACCTAAATCAACTTCAGCTAAACCATCTACGTCAACAAAAACACCATCAGGAACCATTCTAGATAAAACTTGTTGTAGTTTTAAATGTGTTAATTGGATCATATCAGCAAAACCAGTTATTCTACTAACTGTTGATTCTATCATGCCCTTATACATTCTAGGAGCACATATAGAGTAATTCATGTTAACTTTTGTTACGTTAGAATTTGGCCTTGTCATATTTTCTGACATCTTCCACTCTAACATCATCTCATGACCTAATATTTTAGCGCCAGTATATAAAACCTCTATAGCTCTTCCAACTCTTTCAAAGTTATCACTTTCAGGCGGATTAAACGTATCGGGTTTTTCTAATGCTTTTTCTAATCCTTGATCTGTTTGTTTTATTTTAAATACTTGATTAGTATATGTTTTGTATTCAAAATATAAAACTTGAACTTGATTATAAGAATCTTGTTGTGCATAGAAGTTTCTAGTATAATTTGCATCACCAGGAAACTTTTCTATTTGTTTTAATTCATCATTTGTTAAACCAGGAAACTGTTTTTTTAATTCTACTAAACTAATAGATTTTACTTCTCCAGCATAATATATGTCTTCAAAGTTTGGATCTTCTGTATATGAATAAACTAAATTAGCAGGATCTACATAATTTAATGTAACACCATTTGATAAGTTAAAATCTGTTTTTACAGCACCTATACCTATTATAGTTAAATCAGATATTAATCTTCTTTTTATTAATTCATATTTATTAGCCGCTAAAACATTTTCTATAGCTTCTTCTTCTGCAATTTCTATAGATTGTTTGTAAGACAATTGCATGTGAAGATCTAATTCGTCTTGAGATTCAGGTATGTTATTAGGATCGTTGCTATTAAAAAAATCCATACCAGTAGCTTCATTTGTAGCTTGAATTATTTCTTTAGCATACATATCTTTCATTATAGCATCAGCATACTTTGTTCTTTGTTTTAAAGACTCAGGATCTTGCGCGTAAGCTTTTATATCAAAAATTTTTTGAGACATACCGTTTACTATTATATCTACAAATTTAGGTATAATAGGAACTGGTTTCCAGTCTAAATTTAAATAAGATAAATCACCATTAATAGATAATTCATCTTTATATTTTTGAACAGATTGTTCACCTCTAGCGTATAATCTTAGTCTATGAAAATTTAACCAACTATTTTGGTATCTATTTCCCATGCCACCTCTGTCTCCAGAAAACCATTCGCCTTCTATTGCGCGACCTACGGCGTAACCGTATTCGTAACCTTGCTTCTCTTCGTCTGATACTACTTGACTTGGAAATGAACCTACGTAATTAGTATATGTCATTTATTGTATTATTTGTGAACTATATCCTTCGTTATTATATTTTTTAAAACCTAATGGTTTTACTTCTAATTTTCTTTTAAAAACAGGATTATATTTGTTTTTATTACAAGCCATTACTGCTAACCCAGAACTAATAGAGGCATCATGTTTTGTTCTATTATTAATATCAAACCTAGCCCAATCATTTAGTGTTCTTTGAAAGTACATATTTCCATAAGATTCACCTAAATTACCAACATGTGTTTCTATGTATGACTCTATAGCGGCAGCGTGTGCTTGTTTTATATCTTCGCTTGAATTAGGTATTCCACCTATTTCTCTTTCTGTAACAGACAATTTAGCAATAGATTTATCTGGTCTATTCATTGAATACCCTCTATAACCTCTACGTTTAAAATAATAAAGCAGTCTAGGTTTATTGTTTTCGGCTAATATTGGCATACCATAAAATATACATGCCATAAGCACATCTTCAAAAAACATTTCTGCCGTCTGTGGTCTAGCTATATATTCTAAAAAAAACATATTAGGTGGTGCGTTTTCCATAGAAAACTTAGTTAAACCGTGTAGTGAACCATTTGATCCACGAGAATCAACAGTACCTGATATATCATAACTATCACAACCAAAAGCACCCATGTGATCGTTTGCTGGGTACTTTAATCCATTTTTCATTATTAAACGGTTCTGAAGATTTAACTCAGGTACCCAAGAAATTTTAAATCTACCATTTTCATTTGGTACAAATAAAACGCCATTTGGATTATCTTTTACACCACCGTGCCAATTAAAAGAACCTGTTGTTATTAACGATTCACTTTTGCAGTCTTCATTAAAATCAACTTGTTCATATATTTTTGTTAAATTAAATATTGATTGTTTTGCTTCGTCTCTAAAAGCGTGTTGTTCAGTTCTTGGAAATTGTCTATAAAATTCATTTAAACCGTCTTGATCTTTTTTTAAACCATTAACTTCATTTTGCCAATATTCAATTACTCCTATTTTTATCTCTTGCCCGTGAGGTCCAAAGGTTTTTTTATTTGGAGTTTCGAAGACAGGTAATCCATGAGAATCAATGTATCCTTCGTAGTTCCATTCCATAGGTATGAACAAAGAATAGAGTCCTGAGCGAGTCTGTCCATTGGCGTTTCTTTCTTTAATATCTGAATCATAGTATAATTTTTTAAAATTATCACCACCTTTATCTAAAGCGTTTGATGTTGAACCCATCATACATTTACCTATTATCTTACTACCTAATCTAAGTGTTGTTTTTGTAACGCGCCAATTATTTAATATATTGTTTGGTCTTTCCCATTTACCCGATTCATCATGAACGAGGAGTTTGAGCTTTTCACCATCGTAGGAGTTATCACCGGTGTTTTTCCAGTCGATTGTGGTATCCAAACCGGTAATTTCTTTAAGGGTTTGATTGGCGTCAAGTTTTCTACGGGTAAACTTGGATGCTGGTACTCTGTAGGCAAGTTCGGTTTTTGGACGGTCCATACCGTCTTGGATCGGTTTAAAGAAAAATGGATAGTTAACGGATATTGGTACAACCTTATCTGTGAACATCTTTTTAGCATCGGGGCCAGATTTGGACAAAATCCCAAACCGTGAATCCGTTGAAATGGTCGCCATGTTGACGGTTTCGCCAGAGGCCATGAATGAAAATCCGGAACGCCTGTTTTTGAGATAGCACATACCATAACACCTGTAGTCTGCCCTGCAAGCTTCCCAGAAAATATAGAATAATCTATTTGATTCCCTAAAGTCTGGTTGCCCAACATCAATTTTGGACCACTGCAAGTACATATAGTGAGTACCAGTAATGTAAGTAGCCACGTTTTTATTATAGAACCAAAAGCCTTGTTCTCTTCTATTAAATTCTTTATCAATGTAATCATACCATTCTTCTTTAAATTCTATTGGATATTCTTCCCAATCAAAAACAGATTTGATTTTTTTTAATTGCTTAGGATACTCTGTGTGACTCCATTTATTTTCTTTAAACTCTACTATATCATTTTGTTTAGGTAAAGCTATTTTTAAGTTTTGTATTTCATATACATCGCCTATCTCACCCGTTTTGCTTATAATTATAACATCATGTTCTTCATTATAACCATATTCCCATTTTTTATACCTATTGTTTCTTTTTAAAACTTTAGGTTTAATATGGTTTTTTAATATTTTATATAAACTTTGCTCGTACATTACTTAGATCTTCCTTCAGCAAAACCTTTAAAAGACTTTTCTTCTTTTATTTCTTTAGGTTTTTCGTTTAACAAATCTTCTTCAGCTTGTATTCTAGTTAGTATTTCAAATGCATCAAATATGCATAGTTTTTTAGTTGCAGCGGCGTTTTTAAGTCTATCTGCTGTTATATCATCTCCAGAATCAACAATAGCCTCTTTAGCGACTTTAATCAGTTCTTCAACTGCTACTTGCCCAGCTAGGATTATATTCTTCTTCGTTTCCTTTATGTTCATATTTAATTACAATATCATTTGATTTCATACAATATAGTCTTTCTTTATCTATTAAGAATTCCCATTCACCATTAGGTGTGTAACCAACTAGGTCCCCTATGTTTATATCTAGCTGTTCTAAGACGTTATTTCCATACTTTAATATACCAACAAGACTTTTTTCTTTGTCGTTGACTAAAGTGTCTTTATTAACTATAGGTTTTATAAAACATCTATTGTTTATAGAGTTCCAACCCTTTTTATTTTTATACAAATAAATTTGATCTAAAGCACAAAAATATAGATTTTCTTTAAAAAAAGATCTACTTTTTTTCTTTTTACCTCTTGAGTCATAAAAAGTTCTAAAAACGTTTTGATGTATAATTAATATATCTCCAATTTTTATATTTGTTTTAAAGGCTAAAGGTATAGCTTTAACTATAGCATGCCTATTTACAAATTTAAAACTTTCTATTTTGCTGTTTAATACTAAACTTTTGTTGTTTATTTTTATTTCGTTATTGTATTTATCACCTAGCGGTTCTACAATAAAGTCATATAAGCTATTCATTAATATTCTAAATCATACTCAACTGATATTGCCATGTTAGAATTAAACTTCTTCCACGGCAATATTTCGTTGTTTTTCTTTATGTGTATATTATAAGAGTTGTCTGAATCATCTAGTAGAATGTGAGATATTTCGTGACCACCGTAAACCTGTTGTCCAACAGCGTAATGCATGGCGTCATTCTTATAATCAGATCCAATACTAATCTTTCTAATATTATTTGTCATCTTCTTTTTCAATATCAGTATAAGAACCATCTTGAAGATCAATATTAACTTGACCGTACTCGTCTTCTAGTTCTTTTTTAGTAGAGTCTATTTCTTCAGATACTTTTTTTACTTCAACACGTATGTTTTCTTTTTGTAAATCTAAAACACCTAAAGATCTTAATAATCCATTTAATTTACCTTGTTGATCTTTTACAGTTTTTAACTGTTCTTCTGTAATTTGTTTTTTTGCTTTTGCCATTATTTGATTTTATTTAATTGTTTATAATTATATAGTTACTTGTTTTTTTATTATTTACACACTATAAAGTCACCTACCGCTACACCAGCACCTGCTACAGCTGTAACATAATCTACAGCTACTGGAAGTATTGATCCAGACTGTAAACCTTCAAAAGTTATAGCCTGTCCAGCTACTGGTGGTCCACCTCCAACCGCAGTAACACCCGATAGTATAACACTAATAGTTGCGTCTGCTGGCATTACACCACAATATATTACAGATGAATTAAGGTTAGTACCTAATGTCCCACTTTGGTTTTCAAATAACCAAGCCGGTCTAACGTCTATACTAGCTATCATAGCTGCTGTTAAGGGCATAGCTTGTCCTATTATGCCGTCATTTGTTGGAAATTGTCCCATTTTTTTTTATTTATTTGTTACTTATTGATTTATACTTTTCAAAACCACGTGAGCCAAAATAAGCTACATACACGGTTGTTAATAATTGCTTTAATAATTCTATCCATTCTTGCTCAACTGTAAAAGATATTTCATGGTGACTATCAACCCATATAAAAGCTATAGCCATAAACGATAAAAATATAAGAGCTAATGGGCGCGTGTTTTTACTAAGCCAAGAGTCTGACGTCATATCTGACTCCCAACGTCTTGTTATTTGGTCTTCAGCTGTTGCGGCCGCTTTTTCCACTATAACTTGAATTTCTTTTTTAATTTCAAGTTTTTCTTCCTCTGTAGTTGTTAGTTTATCAATAACATCACCAACATCTTTGATGACATTACCGCTTAACCATTGCCAAATTTTTTTCATATAATTATTTTATTCTTTCATAATACATAGTTGAGTTTCTATCTCCTGACATAATAACTTTTATTCTATTTTTGTTTATTATTTCATACACTAAATCGGCATAAAAACCACCAAAACTTTCCCAAGAAACAAAAGTGTATAATTTATTTTTTTTAATTTTAACAAATTCTTCAGGTGAATACACGAACTCCATGTACAAACAACCTTTTTCGTCTTCTTTTTTTACAGCTTTGTAATTTAAGAATTTAAAATGATCTGTTTTCTTGTGTTTTGAGATAACTAAAGTATAATCAGTTTTTTCACTTTCCCAAGTTCCTACGAAGTTTTGTAAATTTTCTTGTGACGATATTGTATTGATAAAAACAAAACAAAACGCTAATAATAAGTTTTTCATATAATTAAATTTAAATGTTATATTTATATAATTACATGTTTTACAATTATTTACGCATTCATTTCATAATTATTGTTTTGACCCTGTGATTTTAAAACATCAAACTTTATTTTTCCATTATCATTTTTATCGACATCAGCAACTTTATTTAAAGCTTCTATTAAAGATTCTTCCGTAAAATTATTTAAAAAATTTGATTGATCAATGCTACCTCTTTCTTCCAGTCTTTTGTTTAGTTTCTCTGAATCCCATTGTTCTCCAGGTTCCATGCCTAAATGAAGCCTAAGTTCATGAAAATTAGCATATAATTCACCAGGAGAAGTGTTATAATTTCTAACTCTATCTTTATTTTTAGGATTTATTTCTAATATACTTCTCAAATAAGGATCCCCTGCCATATCAAAACCTGTAGAATGCGTTAATTCATGACCACCAACTGCTTTAGAAAAATTTTGTCTTGAAGGTGATTCTGATCCATGCATCGCTGCTTGAAAATTTGTTATACCTCCAGATGCCATTATATCTCTAATATCATCTTGAGATAAAAAAGTATCAAAATCTTGACGATCATAAGATTCGTTAAATCTTCTTTGATCATTTATTGGTCTAAACGAAGCATTAACCATTTCAGGATTTATATAAATATCATCATTAACAGACATTACAGCATCTATATCTGAGTGTCTACCAGAAAACAGCTTGTTTAAATCTGGTGCATTAGTACTGATTTTTTTTCCATTATTATCGTAACCAAACCTTGGATAATCTTTTTCTTGATTAAAATAGCTTATTTCGTTTTTAGGGCGAAAACGTTTTAGATTTTGACTACTTATGTAACCGCCAGAACTCGAGTCACCATAGTGAAAACTTTTGTCTTTAAGACTAGATAACACATTATCTATATCTGCTTCGCTATAAAGACTTCCAGCTACGTTTTCTTGTCCAGGTTTAGCAAGTGGATTATCTTTTAGTGTGTTAAAAGTGGAATTGCCGTCTTTATCTTTACCACTTTGAGAGCTTAAGAAATTAGATTGTCTTATATTACCACTGTGTTGAAATTGTTCTAACATTCTTTTTCTAGTTATATCATTATTAAACCAATCAGCAAATTTATTTAAACTTTGATATTGATAGTTTTCTAAAGGATCTCTAGTATCTAATTCCAGGTTTTCAATAGAATCTGATATTGCTTTTCGTTTTTCTTCGTTGTTTAATCCAAACAAAAAATTACCGCTGTCCCTAGGGTCATGTATGTGACCAGCGTATGCGTCAGCAGTATAACCAGTTTTTGCAGTAGCGTCTGATGGAAAATTTGGATTAGTTAAGTTAGTATCAAATAAAGATTCATCTTGTCCATAATTTGCATTAGTAAATCCAAAGTTTTTACTAGAAGCATCTGGTGCAAGACCTGGTTTGTTAGAAAATAAATAAGCTTC